CTTCGCTAGTTGTAATTTTCATTCGGTATTTTTTAGCTAATGTATCTAGTGAATCTGCACATACAGAATACATCTCTTCATTCTTAAATACAGCCCATTTTTCTCTATGTAGACTTGAATGTGCATATACTATTACCATATCACTCATGCTCTGTCTCCTTCGTGGTCTGGTACAATTTCAGCTAGAGGCTTTGCTCTTGGATAAAAGCCTTCATACATTTCAATAAATTTTATATCACCTACAGCGTTCCATTCCTCTGGTTCATCATAATGTTCCATGCCAAACTTTGTTGTATAGCTAGTAGGATTTGCGTCCGACTGTTCAACATACTCAACCTCAAATCTGTAGATAAGAACATCACAATACTTGTGGCAGTATCTATCCAAATGTCTATAAACTTGTTCCAACGTAGGTTTAGATTTATTCCAATACGTTGTTCCAGTAGGTTTGGATATAGTCATGGCTTGGTAGCGGTACGTTGCATCAGTCATCTTGTTCCCTCCTAGATACAGGAAGATCATCAGGCACTACAGTAACATACCATGCGTACTCCCCTTCATCACTCTCAAAATCTTCTATGAATTGTAGTTTAACCCTTAGACCATGTTTTTCTAATTGCTTGTCAATAAGCTTAACACCATCCACAAAACCATCGCTCTTGTGGCTATCATTGAATATCAGTAAATTCTTCATCCTCTTTCCTTTCCTTTGGTAAGTAAACATCTACTATGCAACCACACTCTAAACAACTGAGGTTAGTGACCATCTGGTATTCCTCATCTTCATCACTTATATCATGGTCATTACCCCATGTCAACTCATTATTGCAATGCCAGCATTTCATCCGTAAACACCAGCAAAAACAAACACTATAAAAAGCACCAACATTGCAACATTAATCCCTATAAGAACAGGGAAAACATATTTGTCTGCAATATCTTTAATGGAAGGTTCTTTCTTCATGGTGCGTTATATAGCATAACGTCAAATACTGGCAACAACGTAATACTCCACATAATTGCTGTAGCTAAACATATAATCATCTAATATCCTCCATTAATGTTTTGTAAAACTCACATCCATTTGGTTTATATCACCTTGTAACTCTTCTGTTATTTTTGGAATATCTTTTATCATTTCTTCCATTGCAAAACGTATGTCTTCATCTGGCATAACAGTAGAATACATCTCAATAGCGCATTTTATTAAACAAGCTGACATTACAAGCATCTTCTGCGGAGTATGGTCGCTATGTCTTCCTAGAAATTCGTAGAGATTAGATTGAAATTCTCTAACTTCTTGCAAAGCTTCATCTCTATCAAAGTCATGTGCCATTAGCTTCTCCCTACAGAGGGCAAGGGTGGGGTATTACTGGTAACATTTAAATCAACAACAGCACCACGACATTTTACCCACTGTAACGTATCAATGTTAATGTTGCGATATTGCTTTGTAGCAGGTTCCCATCCAACGATATACTGGTCAGGATTAGCCGACTGAGGATTACCTTTTGAGTACTTAGTGACATCTAATCGACAAGTCATAATTCTATCAGTCCCATCTTTTTTTATGAACTTAACAGTAAAGAATTTATCGCCAACTAACTCTCTAAACCTTTGAATAAACATAACTTTTTCCTTTTCTAAAAAAATATGTTGACATCATTTTAACCATATGCTAAATCATATAAAAATCATTGTCAAGTAAAAAAGGAAAAAGTTATGTATGAAGTTTTTAACACAGAATTTAGACATTGTTTTGCAATGCCTAATTCTAATACTATGACTATTAAACCAATAAAAGAGTTTACAGAAAATTGGATTAATTTTGTTACTTGTAAGAATAATCTTCCTTTAGGAAAAGCAGTAATTGTAGATCCTTTTGCTAAAGATTGTAAGTTAGGAACAATAACTAATGATCTTAATACAGAATGTGATACTGACTATCATATGAGAGCAGAAGATTTTTTAGATAAACTTATAGATGAAGGCATAGAAGCAGATGTTGTTATCTATGATCCACCTTACAGTCCTAGACAAATATCAGAATGTTACAAAGCTGTAGGTATCCAAACAACACAACAAGATACTCAAGCATCTTTTTATACTAAGATAAAACAAAGAATAAGAGAGATAGTAAAAGTAGATGGTTACGTTCTATCCTTTGGTTGGAACAGTATGGGTGTTGGAAAGGAAGGTTTTAGATACGAAGAGATAATGTTAGTAACTCATGGTGGAGCGCACAACGATACAATATGCGTAGCACAAAGAAGGATTCCACAATTATTATCAGATATGGATTCAGATGATAAGCTGTTGGAAGATGAGGAATGTCAACTTACACTCTCGATATAGAAACGGACTCTCTTAATCCATCAGTAATATGGTGCGTTGTTATACGCAAGCTGAACACTGGTCAAGTTAAAGTCATAACAAGCAAAGAGGATATGCACCAGTTTAATGAAGATGACGTTATAGTAACGCACAATGGCGTGGATTACGATATTCCTATTCTTAACAAGTTATGGGGTACTGACATTAAGATTGACCAAGTATGTGATACGCTAATAATGTCAAGGCTCTTTAATCCTAACAGAGAGAATGGTCATTCATTGGGAGCGTGGGGAAGACGGCTGGCGTTTGACAAAATAGAGTTTGACAATTTTGGTGGGTTGTCTGACAAAATGATTGAGTACTGCCAAAGAGACGTTGAGCTAACAGAAAAAGTTTATCTGCATCTGCTTCAAGAAGGTCATATGTTTTCTGACAAGTCCATACGCCTAGAACATAACATTGCACACATCATTCACCTACAGAGTAAGCATGGTTTTTATCTTGACGCAATCAAAGCTGACAAATTGTATAAAGAGACTTATGAGAAAGCAAAGCAGATAGAGCAAGAACTACAGCAAGAGTTTCAGCCAGTGCCTAAGTTTCTGCGTGAGGTAACACCAAGAATAAAGAAGGACGGCACGTTGTCTCTCGTAGGACTGAAGGACATTGAGGATGCTGACAATACTGTAGCTGGAACATTCTCTCTTTTTAAGTTTGAACCTTTTAACCTAGCAAGCCCAAAACAGATTATTGCAAGACTAGATCGTTGTGGTTGGAATCCAACAGTGTTTACACCGAAGGGTTCTCCCAAGATATGCGAACAGAACTTGGAGACAATATCTGACAATGCACCAGCATCAGCAAAGAAGCTGGCAGAGTGGAAGATGCTAGAGTCCAGATGGAAGACAGTAGAGAGTTGGCTAGAGGCTTGTGGTGCTGACAATCGTGTTCATGGCAAGGTGCTGACAATGGGTGCTGTGACAGGCAGAATGACGCACACAGAGCCAAACATGGCTAACGTTGTGTCCTCTGACAAGCCCTACGGCAAGGAATGCAGAGAATGTTTTACGGTTGAAGATGCTGACAATTATAGTATTGTAGGCATGGATGCTAAAGGTCTTGAGCTAAGAATGTTAGCACATTACATGAATGACGAGGATTACATTAACATTGTGTTGCATGGTGATCCTCACACTGCTAACCAGCAAGCGGCTGGACTAGAAACAAGAGCGCAGAGCAAGACTTTCATCTATGCGTTTCTTTATGGTGCTGGTGCAGAGAAACTAGGTAGTGTCGTAGGAGGCACTGCAAGAGATGGTTCTAGGTTGAGAAGCGAGTTTCTTCACAATATGCCATCTCTTAATAGGCTTGTAACAAGAGTAAGAGGTGTAGCTTCTAAGGGTAGCGTCAAAGGTCTTGATGGCAGACGTATTATGATACGCCATGAACACGCTGCTTTAAACACTCTGTTGCAAGGAGCAGGAGCAATAGCTTGTAAACAATGGAGTATTTGTATGCACGAATACATACAACGTAACAAGCTAGATGCTCGTCTTGTCAATACGATACATGATGAGTTACAGTACGAAGTCCATAACGATGATGTGGAAGCCATGTTGATAGGTGCTGACAAAACTATGCAGGAGGCTGGTAAGCTTCTTGGTGTAAGACTGACATTAAATGCAGATGCAAAGGTAGGTAAAACATGGGCAGATACGCATTAGAATTACAACGTGGTAAGCAAGCAGAAATATGTTTCAAGAACATTGCTGAAAACAGAGGGTATGATGTTACCTTCTCTTCCAGACAAGTTGACATGAAAGATCATATAGATTTGTTTCTAAAAAAGAATGACAAGACATTTGGTATTGATGTAAAAGCGAGAAGAAAAGTATCCAGACACAGTGATCATTATGATGATGAGCATACATGGATAGAGTTTAAGAATGTTCGTGGCAATCAAGGATGGTTGTATGGCAAAGCTGACAAGATTGCTTTTGAAAGACAGTTTGATTTTCTTATTGTTGACAGAGAGGAGCTATCTAAATATTGCGAGACTAAAGTCTCTACTGTGTTTGTAGATAAAGCGTCAGATGCTTTGTATAAGTGCTATCAACGAGCAGGTAGGAAAGATGTAATCAGTCGAGTAAATATGGACGATATTCTTTATTCAAATATTTTTACAAAAAATCCAAAAATATGGAAAAAAGAAGTTGACATTAAAAAATAGGGATGTATACTAGGTTTATTGTGTAACTCTTGACATAGAAGGAGTATTATTATGATTGTAAGAGGAACAGCAGAATGGGCTTCAGTTTTTGAGCCTAACGATCTTAGCGGTAAGTATCAGGTTGACATTTGTAAACTTGATTCAAAGACTGTTAAGGAACTGGAAGCAGTAGGCATCAACGTCAGAAAAGGCGAAGGTGAGAAGTCTGACAAAGGTTCATACATTACAGCTAAAGCTGGTAAGTATCCACCTAAAGTATGGGATCGTAAGAAGAACCCAATGGACGGATCGCAGTTGATCGGCAATGGTTCGGAGATCAAAGCGTCTATTCGTCCATACGAGTGGAACTTCAAGGGTAAGGCTGGAGTGAGTGCAGGTCTAAACAGCCTCATGGTTCTTTCATTAGTTGCCTATGGTGGGGACGATGAGCTTGAAGCAGAGGATTTAGATGCTGATGATGGGGAGGACAACGAAGACTTCTAAGTAGGTAGAGTCACGTTCAAATGGTAGGTAGGGATAGCTCTTAGGGGGTTATCGGTATCAGAGCGAGGGGTTGGGGCTACTGGTAATAACATAAGAACGAAAGAACAGCATGGCAAAAGTACATACAGTAATTAACGACATCCATACAATGTTAGAAGAAGGTAAAGAGGGCGTTAACGAAAAGCACCTTCAAGAGTTCTTTCGAGCTTTGCGTGATGACATTGAAATATTTTTAGCTCCTGATAATAAAGATAACAACGGAAGACTAAGGATGTCCTCCATAGGAAAAAGTACAAGGAAGTTATGGTACGAGTTTAGAGACAAACAACCTTCTAAGCTAGATGGTCAGACCAGACTAAAGTTTTTCTTTGGAAACCTTGTCGAGTCGTTTCTGTTGTTTCTTGTACAGGAAGCAGGGCATAAGGTTACAGACAGGCAGAAGGAAGTTGTAATAGAAGGTGTCAAGGGACACATAGATGGTAAAATAGACGGTGTTGTAGTTGACGTAAAATCAGCTTCCGACTTTGGATTTAAAAAATTCAAATACAATAACCTACACACTGATGATCCCTTTGGATACATAGGTCAGTTAAGTGGCTACATTCAAGCAGAGGGAGATGATGTAGGTTATTTCTTAGCTTACAATAAGAACAATGCTGAGATGGCTCTGGTAGAGATTGATGAGCTAACGATGTTGGACGCAGAGCAACGCATCAAAGAGTTAAAGAAAGTTATGAAACAAGAGGAGGTTCCAGAAAAATGCTATTCAGATGTAGAGGAGGGCAAGCAAGGAAATAGAATACTTGACAGGAACTGTAACTTCTGCGATTATAAGTATGAGTGCTGGCAGGATGCAAACAAAGGTAAAGGTTTAAGAGTTTTCCAATATGCCAGTGGTTTAATGTATTTCACGCACATAGAGAAGGAGCCTAGAGTAGAAGAGGTTTTGTAATGCAAGCTCGAAAGGAAAAAGATAAAGTATGGTATATCAAGTGGGCATCATCTGTAACGTTGATGCTTGGCATGGTACTCACAGCACAAAACGTATTTCCTTACAATCTGTATCTTCACGTTCTTGGCACAATAGGCTGGATGTATGTTTCTATTGTGTGGAATGATCGTGCGCTCATTGTAATAAACAGTGTCGCATTGTCCATATTTTTTAACGGAATAATATCAACAATGGTGAAGTAATGGCTTATAAAAAGACACATCAACCATGTCCAGATTGCGGTAGCAGTGACGCTCTAACTATTAACGAGGATGACAGCACCTTTTGTTTTTCTTGCGAAAGCTACAAAAATGCACCAGATGAATTAGTAGAGGAAGATATGAAACATAACGACATAAGTCCTAAATACCTGTCTTCTGGGAAGACTCTTGCTCTTCCAGACAGAGGAATAACAAGAGATACCTGTCAAGCTTACGGTGTTACAATAGAAGGAACACAACAATACTACCCATACTACAACGAGGACGGTGAGTGGATAGCCAACAAGGTAAGGGGTAAGTCCTTTGACGGACACAAAACTTTCCAGACTATTGGAAACTGGAAAGACGCTACACTGTTTGGTCAGAATAAATTCTCTGCTGGCGGTAAGTATGTAACGTTGTGCGAGGGAGAACTTGACGCTTTAGCTGCTTATCAGATGATGGGTTCCAAGTGGCCTTCTCTGTCTATTCGTAATGGTGCAGCGAGTGTCGTTAAAGACATAGAGAAATCTTTTGAGTACCTTATGAAATATGACAACATAGTAATATGTTTTGATAATGATAAGGCTGGAAGGAAAGCAGCTAAGAAGGCTGCTGAGTTGTTGTCTCCTAAAGGTAAGATTGTGCATCTGGAAAAGAAGGATGCTAACGAGTATCTTATTGATGGTAAGATAAAGGAGTTTATGGACGCTTGGTGGAATGCTGACAGCTACACGCCAGACGGCATCGTTGCTGGTACTGAACTGTGGGACGTTCTACAGGAGGGGCCAGCTAAGACAGCAGTAGACTACCCTTATGACGGCATGAACTTAATGACCTATGGTATCCGTATGGGTGAGTTAATAACAGTGTGTGCTGGAACTGGCATAGGTAAGAGCAGTTTCTTAAAGGAGATCATAAAGCATATCTTTGACAACACAGAAGACAACATAGGCATGATGTTCATGGAGGAGAACGTGCGAAGCACAGCAGAGTCCATGATGGGTCTTCAGTTAGGTAAGCAGTTACATCTTCCTACCACTGAGTATACTGAGCAGGAGTACAGAAGAGCGTATGATGAGACTGTTGGTTCTGGAAGATACTTCTTCTTTGACCATTTCGGATCAAATACTATAGATAACATACTAGCACGAATAAGGTACTTTGTCAAGGCTGTAAAGTGCAGGTACATCATATTAGATCATATCAGTATACTTGTTAGTTCACAACAACACGCTTATGATGAGCGTAGAACAATAGATGAGTGCATGACTAAGATAAGAACGCTGATACAGGAGCTTAACGTTTCACTGATACTGGTATCTCATTTGCGTAGACCGATGCAGGGTTCGCATGAAGAAGGGCTGAATACTTCGTTGTCCGACTTACGTGGATCTGCTAGCATAGGACAACTAAGTGACATTGTTGTTGGCTTGGAACGTAACGGTCAACACGATGATCCTGTAGAGCGACATACAACTTACGTTAGAATAATAAAAAATAGATTTTCAGGCTTGACAGGTTTGTGTGCGAAGCTATACTATGATTTTACAGATGGTCGTATAAGAGAGAAGAGTTTAGACTTTGATGATAAAGATGACCATGATGACGGAGATCTTGATTAATAATGAAAACAAGGATACACGTTAATCAGCACGTGCTAAAAAAAAATAGCAAAACGGGTCAGAGAAATTCTGTTTTCACCGTAAAGACATACAAAAGCAATGAATATTCTAACAAAGTTAGTATTCTCGGCCCAAGCAAAGTTGTTTATTCACCAGATAAACCTTTAAGTTGCGGTGCTAAAGCTTGGATAGAGACAAACTCTGAAGTAATTTTAGGAGAATAATGTGCCATTAGTGTCTATGTATAAAGTAACAAACAATGATCTAATAGACAACAAAGATTGTATCTTTATTTATCTGGATCATAAGCGCAGAATAGGTGATCCACCTGTCAACGCAGATTTCCGACACGCTGAGAATGCCTACCCTATAATTGTCAAGAAGTACAGTGGCACTAAGCCAGAGTCCTTTTTTAGCGATGCAGAATTGGGTGTGTTTCAAGGAGAGTTCGATCCAACCTTTTCCAAGATAGTGTCCATACTGAGGTCTGGCGGTACTGGAATATTATGTAGAGAGTCAATAGAACACGATGACTTTTCTCCTATCCTTATTCGTGAACACTCAAGGAAAGTACACGACTATATGCACGATGCTATGATTAAATTTTATAGCCAATACAAACCAAGACTGATCAGGAAAAGATGACAACGAGATACAGATCAAGATTTGAATTTGACTTTGCTACTTACCTAGACAACAACAATATAAGGTTTGAGTATGAGCCTAGAAAAATAAAGTACGTTCCTAAAGAAAAGTCGTACACTCCAGATTTTTATCTCGTAGATTATGATATGTTTATAGAGACTAAAGGAAGATTTATAGAAGCAGACCGCACCAAACACAAACTCATAGCAAAACAGCATCCAGATATAGACATAAGGTTTATGTTCCAAAACCCTAGAGAGAAGTTGTATAAAAAGTCTAAAGCAACTTATGCTGATTGGTGTGAGAAAAACGATTTTCTTTATTGTACTAAAGAATTACCATATACGTGGGTGAAAAAAAATGAGCATAAGTAAAGACATAGCAGGTAAAGAACTTCAAAAACTCATAGACAGAGAGAAGAAGGATCTGAAGCAAGGTCGAGTGTATCTCATACTGGAGCAGGGAGAAGACAAAAATGAGTTCTCCATGCTGTGTTTAGACACAGTAGGTAACAAAGGCGAGGAACCTACTGCTTCTCAGATTATTGCTGCTGGTGTCGTCAACATTGTAGAGAACAGTGCCGAAGCAATATTTGAGCTAGGTGAAGAAATTATGTTGGAGAAAAAATATACAGGAAGTAACATAATTTCTCTTGACTCCTACAGAGATAAAGGGCATAATAATATTATTTTCAGACCAGAAAAAAATGATAAAATGACTGTAACGCTTACATTTGATGATAAGGATGGAGATGACGATGGCAGATGAAGAACCAAAGAAACCAGAAAAGACGGAGGAATACAAAGATATAATGGACGCTCTTACTGAGCCAAAGCCTGAACCAAAGCCTGAGCCTGATCCTGTAAACAGCCCAGAACATTATAATAAGCTTGACGTTGAGGCTATTGATTTGATAGAAATGTCTATGACTAAGGATGAGTTTCTTGGTTACTTGAAAGGTAACGTTCTTAAATATATTATTCGTTATAAACATAAAGGCAAGGATCTAGAAGATCTCGACAAAGGAAAGTGGTACTTACAAAGACTGAGGGACAGAATAAAAGATGCAAAATCTACCAACTGATTATCAAACATTTATACATAAGAGCAGGTACGCACGTTGGCTTGAAGAAGAACAGCGCAGAGAGACTTGGGACGAAACAGTAACACGCTTTATTGACTACATGGTTGATCATATTAAGCTTGTGTGTGAAATAGACATATCCAAGTCTGACGATATAAAAGCTGTCAAGCAAGCCATACTGGATCTGGAGATTATGCCTTCAATGCGATCTCTTATGACAGCAGGGCCAGCACTGAAACGTGAGAACGTTGCAGGATACAACTGTTCTTACATTCCAATAGACAACCCTAGATCTTTTGATGAAGTGTTATACATTCTTATGAACGGCACTGGTGTAGGCTTCTCTGTGGAGAGAAAATATATAGAGAATCTCCCTACCATCCCAGACGTAGAGTTTGAGAAAACAGAAGACGTTATTAGTGTAGCGGATTCTAAGGAGGGGTGGGCTAGAAGCTTTAGAGATCTTATAGGGTATCTGTACACAAACAGAATACCAAAGGTTGATATGTCTAAAATACGTCCTGCTGGTGCTAGGCTAAAGACGTTTGGTGGCAGGGCTTCTGGACCAGAACCACTCAAGGACTTGTTTGATTTTACTATAAGGATGTTTGAAGATGCAAAAGGAAGAAAGCTATCCTCGATTGAATGCCATGATATTGTTTGTAAAACAGGTGAAGTTGTTGTTGTCGGCGGTGTGCGTAGGTCTGCTTTGCTTTCTCTTAGTAACCTTACTGATGATAGGATGCGGTCTGCTAAGTCTGGTAATTGGTGGTCTCTTAATCCCCATAGAGCTTTGGCGAATAACTCTGTTGCTTACACGCAAACTCCTGACCCTTCTGCGTTTATGAGGGAATGGCTGTCACTATATGAGAGCAAATCTGGAGAGCGTGGCATATTTAACAGGACTGCTGCCAAGAATAAAGCTGCCAGTAATGGTAGGAGGAAAGAAGCTGATTTCGGCACTAACCCTTGCAGTGAAATAATACTGCGTCCTAATCAGTTCTGTAATCTGTCTGAAGTTGTATGTAGGCCAAAGGATACTCAAAAGACATTACGTAAGAAAGCAGAGCTAGCTTCCATACTAGGAACGTTACAATCTACGCTTACAGACTTTAAATATTTACGTACAAGATGGAAAAGCAATACAGAAGAAGAACGTTTACTAGGTGTTTCTTTAACAGGAATACTTGATTGTAGGCATCTTAGTGAGGTGCTGAACCCAAGAGAACTGCAAGACTTGAAGAACACTGTAGTACAAACTAACATGAAGTGGGCAGGTAAGTTAGGCATACCTCAGTCTACTGCCACCACTTGTGTCAAGCCATCTGGTACTGTTAGTCAGTTAACTAACGCTGCCAGTGGTATTCATGCTCGTCATGCTCCGTTCTATGTCAGGACGGTGCGTGGGGATGTTAAAGATCCGTTAACTCAATTTCTAATGGACAGTAACATTCCAAATGAACCTGACTTTAACAGTCCTAGCAATACGGTGGTTTTTTCCTTTCCTTTCAAATCACCTAATGCTGCAATATGTAGGACTGATATGAAGGCTCTGGAGCAACTGCACCTTTGGAAGCACTTTAGCGAACACTGGTGCGAACATAAACCTTCTATAACGGTAAGTGTGAAAGAGCATGAATGGATGGAAGTTGGAAACTGGTGCTACGAAAACTTTGATGAACTGAGTGGCATCAGTTTCCTTCCGTTCTCTGACCACAGTTATAGACAAGCTCCTTATCAAGATTCTAATCAGATAGAATATAAGAAGCTAATGGCAGAAATGCCTAAGTCAATAGATTGGGAGAAGTTTAATGATTACGAAAAAGAGGATAACACAAAAGCCTCACAAGAATTAGCTTGTACTGCAGGAGTGTGTGAAGTTGTCGATATATGAGTACAAACAGAAGTAAAGCAATGTTATCTAACGTTACCGTGTATTTAAAAAGAGACGGTAACATTGAAGTGACATACAACAACGTTACCGCCGATAAGTTTAGAGAAGTTATGAATGATAGTATGCCTAGTTATACAAATACAGAACTTATCTATGGTTATATGAAGCGTCTGGAGAACGTAACAAAAGAATATCTGGATGATCTGGAAAAAATACTGTAAAATGGGCTATTTGCTTTGTACGGCGTTTTAAGCCTCATACAAGAGAATTGGGTTGTTTCTGGTACTCTAGGTCATTTTACCCCTTAGATACGCACACAGCGTCAAATACAGGGGTGTTTTTCTCTCAGGTTGACTATTTTGGAACTATTTTAAGAGATTTACTTCTTTTTTTAGAAGCTTGTATCCCTTCCTGTGAAGATCCATGAAATGACATCTCATTTCTAGGTATATCATCCTTTTGAAACTTATCTATGACTTCATCTTCTGTGTGGAGGTATCCATCATAAATGCTTGGAGCGTTAAGCCACACTTCTTCCCCTGTAGTTGTGTCGGCTCCGATAGGAATTGTAACTCCTTTTTCGGATACAAGCTCCCCTTTTTCAGTTTTATAAACATCTCTATTTGCTGTTGTTTTAAGGTTTGTTCGTTTCCCTACTTTTTTCTTTTTAGGAAGATTAGTATAAGGTTTATTCTTTGATTTTTGATTTGCTATAAAATGTCCCATGTCTATTTTTTCATATTATTGCGTTGTACGCCCTTAGATTTCTCAAAACTACGCATTCCGCCCAATCCTAATAAAGATAGTGTGAGAGTTAGCAATCCTTCAGTCTGTATCACTGGAAGAACTAAATCTGCACCGCTAAGAGCTATGCCCCAGACCGCTACAGGTTGAAGTACAAACTGCCATGCTAGGCCAAAGGCGCATATCCACATGATGGATGGTCTTGCTCCTGCTACAAAGATGGAAGGATGCTTCGCCTGTTCCAGATTAGTTTGTGCTTGAGCTAGATCCAGTGATACAATTTGAGTCCGTAGTTCGTGATCTAATTTCTTTTTAAGGTCTTTGTCCTCAACAAACTTGTCAAGAATCTTACCAGTAACGCCTATTACGCTTTCAGCTATACCTAACATTAACTTCTCCTTCTAGCCATACAAGGTAAATAAGTTTCTTACGTTGTTATTGTATCCTTCAAGAATGCTCATGGAGCCATTGACATAGGCTTCGTTTACATTCGGTGTTGAAGGATCGTCTGCTACGTATCTGCCCTTCTTTGTTCTTGCACGTTTCTTTTTCTTAACTTGTGTCATTATTTATTCTCCTTGTCCTAAGAAATCAAGATTAAGGTCAGGATCTTCATTGTTTAGCGGAGGCACGAAAAGAGAATTATCTCCTTGCACATTGTCACTGGTTAATGGCAAATTTTGTTCTGCCTCGCTTTGAAGAGGATTTGCTAATGTTCCTCTAAAACCTGTTCCTTCTTTTACTGCAGTTTCTTCATCTTCTAATAATTGCACTCTTCCAGGAATAGAGCCTCGATCTAATGCTAAAGCATCTCTTCTTTCTGTTCTTAAAAGTCCAGTAGATTTGTGCATATCAAAACCAAATATTTCAAATCCAGCTTGATTAAGACTGTTTAAAAGACCAACTAGGAAATTTTCATCAGAGATTTCATCTTCTGGGGGTATATCTCCTTCTTCATTGTATACAATAATTCTTCCTCCCATTATGCGTCTTATAGTTTTTCTTAGATATTTTATATCTTCTTTTGGAACATTTTTAGTACCGTATACTCCAGCCTCTAAAGCTGTAACAAGAGCTTTCATAAATGTAGGATCTGTATATATAGTGTGCAGCATCATTGCTTTAGATCTTTGATGTTCTCTTATAATTTGTTCTGAAGCAAGGTATCTCCAACTAACAACACCCCTAAAACCTGCATACAATCTTGACAAGGCTGCTGGCATGGTTATACCTGTAGGGATTCTGCCTAGTAATTCCATAGCTGCTTTAGATTCTGGACCTACTGATTTAATAAGCACAGAAGCTTGAAACAGTCTATCAAGATTTTCATTACGAGTAGTATTACCAGTTAAAGAATTTATTCTTTTAAACAATGGCATAACATTGTTCATCAATTCACCAAATTTAACTACATCAATATCTGTGCTTAATCCAAAAAATCTATTGCTTGGCAAACCCATTGCTTCCCCAAACTTAGACTCCCTAAAACCAGAAGTTAAATTAGGTTGAAAAATTGATCTTCTTTCATCCTTTACTGGAACAATACTTCTTTTAATCATTTCATTTTGTAGAACAATTGCAAGATCCTCTAATCTTTTCTTTTGATCTTTTGTTATAGTAGTAGCATTAGGTTTAATACCAAAAAATGTTTCTAAAAACACATCTTGTCTTTTTCCTTGTGCATCGTATATAGACTTTGGCTGTATTTCTCGTATCATGCTTTCTAATTGAGATCTTTTCATAAAGGGATTTCCTTTAATAGCTTCAATTATATCCATTCCGCTTGATACTTGTTTTTCTAACGCTACAGTTTGTTCTCTAAAAGCTTGCGGAAGTATTGGTTTTTGATCTATTTTTATACCTGTCGCTGTTAAAAAATCAAATAGATCAGAAACTTCTCCACTAAGAATTTTTTCATTTCCGAGTATACTTTTTCTAGTAGTATTGTCTAAAGCAGTACCTACTGTCTTTATGAGAGTTTTTAGATTGTTTTCTTTTTGTACTATATCTTTAAAAATTTCAACATTTTTTGCTACATCGTCTATCTCTTCTTTAAATGTTTTTATTACATTATAAGTTTGATCAGATAAAAATCCTGCTTTATTTAGTTTTTTTAATTTATTCATGTCTCTTAATATAATGTTTCTTTTTTCTTGATTTATTAACATTAATATTGCAGTGTCATCCAAAACATCTCTCATACTGTTTTTAGCTTCGTTAAAACTTATAGTTTGTTTGTTAGCTTTTGTATAAGATTCAAACATTTTTTCTAAAACAGGAATTGTCTCATCTGCGCTGTTTCTAAATATGTACTCTGGAACTTCCCATTGTTCAGTAATTCTTTTAGATCCAGCATCAAAAGGTTGTTTTAATAAAATTCCTAAAGGAGATCTAAAACTATTCACATATTTTACCCACTGTTCTGCTGCCTCTTCAGCACCTTCTATTCCCAGTTTGCTAATAATTTTATTAGCTTCCTCTATACTTGGTAATAAATTTCGTTCTGCTTCAGTTAAAAATTGTTTTGGCCCTGTTCTGGCAGCTAAAAACTTTCTTACACCTATTATCTCATTTGCAGAAAGATGTGCAGGTAGCATTCTTGCTAACTGTTCTTCTGCATCTACAGGAGCCCTATTTGGAATAGTCTTTAAGTTTGCTATAAAACGTTGCAGATATATTATTTTGGCTGTTTCTAAATCACTGTGCAGCGCAAAAGCAGGATTTGCATCGCCAACATCGTCTAAACTTTTTAAACTTGCCCTAATATCAATATTGTCAAAAGTGTCAGTTGACTGTCTTAAAGTAATTTCTCTTCCTGAATCTGATCTAAACACGTTATTATTTAATGTTAGAGGCAAACCTAAGTCATCTATTTTGTTTGCAAGTGCTATTAATGAAGCACTAGTGTTAAAGTCACCACTATTAAGGTAGTTAAATCTTGCAGTAGCTATTAAATCATCATAAAATGTAGTAGGAACATCGCTTTTTGCAACCATTCCAAAATTAGAATGTGCTTTTAATAACCTGTTTAGTACATTAACTTCACTACCTATGTCTCTGTTTCTTAAAAATTTAAAAGAATTTACAAATTCTTCGGCGTTTGCAGGAGTGTCTGCTATTGTAAAAGATACAGAGTTTGGGCTATTTTTGTAAGTATACAGATTATCTATATCGTTTTTTACTACATTTTCAGCTTTAGATAAAGCATTGACAAAATCTTCACCATGCTTTGTTAAAGCATCTACATCAGCCTCTCCTCCTAATCTTTGTATTCCAAATTTTCCTCCTACGCCTGTACCCATTCCCTCACCTTTACTACCAGTGATAATTTCGTTTAAGAGAGATGAAGATCTTAAATCTAACGCATGTTTTGCATCAAATTCTGCAATGTTGCCAATTTCTGCTTTTAAAGTAGCGTTTCTTTTTTCTAATTTTGAAGCCATGTTTTTCATTTGCCCAAGCAAACCTTCAAATTTAAGGACTACTTCAGGTTCTGCACCAGATAGGCGTAGTAAAGCTTTTTGTACAAACGCTAAATTTTCTTCAGCTTCTTTTTGTGCAGCTCTTATAAAATTATAAGATAATTGTAAACCTTCGTTTCCCCAATTACTTAATGCTCCAAAAAATGCGTTTCTAGATTTTTTATCAGCTAAAGCTTGAGTAGCCATAGCTACATGATGTTGATTTGTTACTGTTGCCTGTATTTGATTTATAGTTGCATAAAACGTTTCTTCTACGTCTAATCCAGACCCTAATTTTGCTAAATCTTCATGCAACTTTGATGCTTGGGACCAAGCTTTTTTATAAGCTTCTACTTGCTCTGGCGTTATCATCCTAGCTACCATTTCAGCGTGTTTGTCTATTTTTTGCAGTGTAGACATTCTTAAAGCCATAACAGCATCAAGTTCTGTATCCCCGATTACAATTTTTTCTCCTGTTCTTTTATCTATCACTTGTCTAGGATTTATTAAAGCTCCGTTAGAATCTTTTAATAGTCTTTTTGTGTCGGCTACAAATATGTCAAATGGGCCTAATCCTTGCGACCAAGCCATAACTCTTCTTCCAAAAGTTGTGTTAAATATAGTTTCACCTGCAAATTCTTGAAACTCCACCGTTCTAACGTCTGGTTCATCTACAATTACTTTTCTTTTTTTACCATCTTTACCTATTATAATTTTTTCTACTTCTTTGTATTCAGGAGCAGGTATTTCTACAGTTCTAGTATACTGGCTTGGTTGTTTTTGTTTAAATACTTTATCAAGAACTTTAGCCACATGATAAAAAGCCATAGGAAAAGAAAGCTCCCCTTGTAAATAGTTGTCTTGTTTCCCTACCATATTGCTTGGCAACTTTAGTCTTGCTCTTCCTGCAAGCCCACCAGCTCTATTAAGTACACTTTCTACAACTTTATAAGCTGCTGGAGGATTTGCCCACACTCCAAGTAAACCTGCTAGATGTTTATAGGGTTCCCATTTTGTACCAGCAGTAGCGTCTTCCCACATAGTCATTGCAAAACCTGCTCCAGCAGCAGCATTATAGTACATTATATCTCTATAATGTTTTTGCATTCCTAATATATCTTTTGGTTTTATGTACTGAAAAGAAGCTGTTTCATACGTAGGCATTCCTGTTGTCTCATCTACTTTACCTCTTACTGTACCTACTACTGTTTGGGGACGAGCTTTCGCAGTAAGATTTTTTTCTTTAACTTTAGCTTTTACATTTTTCCAAAAACTTGGCTTAATATCTTGTAAAACTTGTTTTGTAACATTAGCTTTAGCCTGACCTATTTCGTTGTTAAGTCTACTTATTGCTAATCTTGAAGGAGATACTGCAGCTTCATCAAGATGCCCTTTAGCTTTTGCTTCTGCTTTAGCTAATGTTGCCAATTTACTCTTAGATAGATTCTTTATTAGCTTGTTTCGTGTTTCTATTTTTGCTTTTATGGCTGGACCTATTAACTCTTCTACTTTTGTAATTTGAGGAGCAGCAAAAGGCTCGACTTTAGGAAGATCTCTAAGAACTTTTTGTTCTGAAGATATTCTCAGTATTCTATCTGATGCTTTTCTAAAAGACCCATGCGCAAATTTTGCTATACCTTTTATTTCTTTCCCACCAAATAAACTTACTGCAAATTCATATGAAGCTATTGCAGTTCTTTCTAATAAATTTAAATCTTCTAATTTATATTTTTTAACTAATTCAGATAAACGATCATTTACCCACTCATAGGGTATAGGATTTTTTTTGTCAATATAATAAGTTTTATCGTAATCAGGAGCCCCTTGACCAGAACCAAACAAACCCATAGTACCTTTGTACGCTTTTTCAACTGTCCCTAATGAATATGCTGATAGAAGATTTAAAGCAGCTAACGTTGTTTTTGCGCCAGCAGTAAGCCCAAACTCTACAGTTCCTATTCCTCTTTGGATACCTTCTAGCCTTCTTTCTGGAGGAACGTTAGGGTCTAACCCAATTATATTTTCCGCTATCCATTCAGTTAAATTTTGATCTTTTGGCTGTGTAGGATCAAAACCGTCATATCTTTGAGCAAGCATATTTAATTTTAAAATTTTTTGTTGTTCTACAAATTTCTTTTGTATTTCTTCTTGGTCAGGGCTTAACATTCCTCCGCTTATTGCTCCAAGATTGGGTGATAAACCATATAACTTTATTCCTAAGTAATCGTCTGGAGAAGGTTCAATATTTAAATAGTCTGGAGTAGGTGACTCTTCATATTGTATTCCTCCTCCTAAAGCTCCAAAATAATCTGGATTAAATTGTGCCATTAAACGTGTTTGAGGTTTAGGTACTGCCTCTCCTAGTCCAGTGGGAGGAGGTGTTGTGTAAAAGTCCCCTCCTCTTGTGAATTGACCACCTTCGTAGCCCATGAAATCATCTTCTGTAGCTGTTCTAACTAAATGTCGTCCTATGCCTGTTGCACTTAGTTCATCTGTAAATGTGGTCGGACCTAAACTTGTAACATCTTGACTTTTATCGTCAGACGTTGTAGGAGAAGCAACAGTGTCAGGCGAGGTTTGTCCTAAAAAATCTAAACTTAAATCAGGTGTGTTACCAGCTTTAGCTTGCGCTACTGTAGTAGCACCAGTATTGACAGGTGGGGTATTATTAGTTGAAGGCTTGACAGGTTTTTTAAATTTATCTATAACCCTTATTGACATATTTTCTGTCCTCTATTGCTTACTTTCATTATATAAATCTCTAAAAAATTTTATTATGTAGGCTGCTTGTACGGTTCGATCTATACCTCCTATAAAATTAGGAACAACTTTACCATCTTTTGTTGTTGACTTACTTAGAAAATAATCAAGCATGTCTCCAAAACCGACAGATTTGTTATTGTCTGTTTTAAGCCTACTGAATAAATTTAATTGCTGTTTAATTAACGGTTTTAAATTTCCTTTTCCTACAACAGTAGAAACATTAGGATCTAAATTTTGTTCCATCAGAGGAATTAACATTGTATTGATCGCTATATTTTTAGTACGGCCCCCTGCTCTGTCAATATCAGACCACTTTGCAAAACCTCTAAATTGATCACGTTTTTGTCTTAGGCCGACTAAAGCTGGCCCTATAGCTTGATTAAAAAAGCTGGACTCTTGACTTTGTGGCTCTGCCAATTTTGCTTGTAAAGCTGGTGCTGCTGTTAAAGAAGTTCTAAATCTTGTATAATTGGCAGGTCTGTATCGTTTTATTGTTTCTTTTAAAGGTCCCTGTTTCATATTTGCAAAACGACCTGTAGCGTCAATAAGTCTATCTCCTAACCTGTCAAGTTTTATCATATAGTCTGATAGAGACATATCGCCTTTTGGCCCATATCCTATAAATTTAGAATCATTTTCTGATCTTCTTATAATGTTATTTATAGTTTTTTGTAATGTGTCAAAACTTCCTTTTGCCCACGGTCCAGCAAGTCCTCCTCCCCACAGAGCATTCCAAATTTTGTCAAAGTCTTCGTTTGAAATTGCACGACCTCCAGATTCTCCTTGAACAAGGCCAGCGTAAAAATATGTCATAGAAACTTTTAAATTAAAAAGACGACCATGATTTAACAAAAGCAGTTTTCTTCTTATGTCAGCGTCAGTTTTTTCTTCTTTGCCATCTATTTCATCTATTTCTTTTTTTAAACCGTCTAAATACTTAGAACCTTCTAGTTGTGTAAGTCTTGATTTAACCATTCTATTGTAGGCATTTACACCGCCTTGAGGAGAACCTGCATATATATCAGCCCTTGATTTTTTTATTCCTAGTGCGCCCAATCTTTCATTTAAGTGATTCTCTCCCCAACCTTTACTTACTAAATTTGATATATAGTTTGGCAATCCTTTCAGTTCTTCCCAGATACCTATAAATTTAGTGGCTGCTGTGTACAGTGGACCAGTGTTTTTAATTCCTTCATCAAAAGCTTCATCTTTTATTGATTTGTATTCATCTAACGTTATTCTTTTTGTTTTATATGCTTCATCCAGAATTGCATTCCATTCGTCAGGCCGTTTTCTTAATTCTTTGAGTATAGCAGACATAGCTTGTCTGGTTTGACCATCTACATTGTCCACACCTACAGCTATTCCTATAGTTCTAACAGCATCTTTAAATTGATTAACATGTCCTTGCAACACTTCTGCCTTGTTTTTAATACTTGTTGCACCCTTTAAAGCTTGCTTTTCGTGTTCTTCTAATTGATCGCCAGTTCTTCTTGTAATAGGACCAGGTTGTACAAAACTGTTAAAATTATTTGGAAGTGGTTCCTGCATGTTAGGAACCATCTTCCTCAAAATCATTGCATTATCGACTAACTTTCTTGCCTCCTTAAAAGATATGTCAGGATAACGATTTCGCATTGCAAGTATTGCTGCTTTATAGTTTGTCTCATTGTCTACAACATTTGTACTTAGAGTATCTAATTTTTTTAGCGCACTTGTAAGTGGTTTTACTCTGTCAAGTAATATTCTGTTTTGTTCATACTTTTTATATTCTGGAAATTTGTCTAGCCACAGATCAGCTATTGCAAAATGAAAATGATTAGGCTTAGTAAAGTCTGCTTCTAAAGGAGCAGGTAATCTCTTTCCATTTGAATCAACAATTTTTAAAAGCCACGGCTGGTCTTCAAAATTAACAGATCCAGAGTTAGGACGTTTTTGGTTTTTTAATATTTCTGTTTTTGAGTTTACTTCATTTCGATTAACGATTGCAGATGTACCTGTCTGAGAATCGTCAGATGCTAATTTTTGATTTGGACCTGTGTATCCTTGTACTGTTGCTTCTTTTTTAGGACTTGAGTTTCTTGCTTCTTCATCTGTTATTGTTATAAGCCCTTGAGATAAAAATGCATCTGCATGTATTGGATCTTTTATATCTAATTCTCTAGCTAAAACGTCAGGCTTTGATAATTCTATTGGTGTTATTTTAGTAGCCTTATGTTTATAACCAAAAAGTCTTGATAGATTTGGAAGGTCTGTTTCATAGTTCACAAAATTATAACTTTCTGAAGCGCTATCCTTTTCTCGTTTTATTGAGACTCTTAAAGCTTTCTTACTGCTTAGTACTAAGTTTGCGAACTCTGGTTGTTTTTGCTTTAAAATTTTACTGAAAGCTCGTATTTCTTGAACGTTTCTACCGTCTAAAATTTCTTGGTATCTACTCTCTAGTCTTTTAAAATTTAAATATGGAAGTATTCTTGGTTCTTTTTTAATTGCAGAATTTATTGCTTTTTCGCCAAATAATCCTGTGTATCGTGTTACTTCATTTTTCAATCCTTGAGTATTCATATCTAGAGCTACATACTTACCTAAAGGAGTGCCTCTTTCACCTATTAATCTTTTAATATTCACCAAGCCTTGAGGATTAGCAGTTTTAGTTACATACTCATTCTGCCTTGCTAAGTCTGCTGTGTTTAGGTGTGATAATCTTGTTGCGTTAAAAGCTGCTGCATTTTGAGAAAAAGAGCCTAGTTTAAAAGTTTTGCTTAAGGCCGCTGGTACATCTTCTCGTCTAAGAGATGTAATAGGTACTGAGCCTTCTCTTAAATTTTTATGGGTTGTTTCATCGTGTTTTTTAGCTTCAGGTATATTATTTGGAAGTATGGTAAGAAAAGGGTATCCTTTCACTTTGGCATCAACTTGATTAAATTTCATACCTGCAGCTATTGCTTTACGTATTTCACTTGGTGTAAAAGCAGCAGTAATGTCAAACAAAGGTCCGTAACTTCCTACATTTTTGTAAAATTCACCTGCAGCTTTTCGTATATTAGCAAGTATTTTTTCATTACTAGCAGCTACTGTTTGTTTAAGCTTTCCTTTAGCAATTTCAAGATTCTGTTCTTGCAAACTAAGTTTTCTTTCTTCGAGCGCACCTTTTTTTTCACCAGCAATTCTTGCATCTCTGGCATCAAACCAAGCATTTCCCAGTACTCCAATATCTATACCCATTATTCAACCTCCATATCTAAAAAACTTTCCCTTTGAGGTGGAACGTCTTCTTCAAAATCTATGCTGTGTGCTAATTCTTCCATCTGGCTTTCTTGCTCAAATTGATTTAATTTTCTTTCAAATTTCGCAGGATTGAGTTGTTGCATAATTTCCATAGTATCTATACCGTCCATAGGATCTTGTGGAAGTGCGTTTACTACCTCTATATCTTCAATACCTGCCTGTACCCCTAACTTAGTAATGTATCCTACTAATGGAGGTTTTATAATTTCTGCAACGTCTGGAGTAAAAACACCTTCTGAAAACATTTTTAAAACTAAAGCAGAAGCGATTGTTTCTGAGGATATTCCTGTATCTAAAAGTGTTAATATTGATTCTTGAGAAGAAGGTTCCTCTAAAGATGTAACTATCTTATCCATAGCTTCTTCTGGGTCTGATATTAAAGAAGGTTGTTCATAAGGGTTTTTTCCAGGTGTATCTGTAAAAGATTGTCCAGGTATAGGTCTTGTTAAAACGTCAAGTTCTAAATCTTCTGTCTGTATAGCCATTTGTCAGCTTACCCTTTATCAAGTTCTATAGTTTTTTTAGGATCTCGTTGAGTTGGTAATTGAGACATTGCTTTAAGAATTAAAGCTTCATTACCGCTTCTGAGAAGTTGTTTCGCTAAAGCATCAAAAACTTCTTGCTGTCCTACAAATTTATTCATAGTATTTTTAACGCCTTCATTAAAATCAATTTCTGCCCTTTTCTTAGGTTTCATTAATCCTTTTTCAGACATGTCTACAGCTTGTTTAAATTTTTCCCACCGTATTCTTTGTTGAGTGTCATTTTTACTTATGGGTTGAGGTATAAAACTGGCACTTTTTTCTGAATCTCTGCCAGCAAATTCCTCAACAACAGCTTTCCCTACGCTGAAAATAGTGTCAAATAATGCCATTTTAAATATCCTCTAAGCTAGATTTGTTAAACCTTTAGCAACCCCAGTAAAAGCTGTATCAAGAAGTCTTCCTAAGAATGTACTTAAAGATTTTTCTTTATCTACATCTACTTGAGCTTGGAACATTTGTTCTGCAAATTGATTAGATATGGCTGTTAAGGCTAACTGTTGGTTTCTCTGTAAATTATTTTCAGAAGACGTAAAAGCAAAAGACGCTTCATCTCTGTATTCTTGCCACAAAGCATTTTGTGCAGAAGTAGTTATTCCTAATATTGCAGCAGCGTTTGAACGATTAGCAGAGTTTTGTGCTGCCGTGTTAGCAGTATTTATCTGTCTTCTCCATAACGCATTTGATTGATCAATTTGGACCCTCATGCTAGAATTAAATTTATCTCTTTCATCTGCTAATTTAGCATTGTATTTTTTGATGGAGTTTGTTTGATCAACATTAAATTGATCCATAGCAGCTTCTCTATTTGCATTATTTGTAGCAACAGAAACTCCTAGTTGATCATAAAACTCATTCACTTGGGTTTCTGATTTAGCATTAAACTGTAATTTTGCATTTTCTGCTGCAGAATCTGTAAACAAAGACTGCACTTTAGTTTGATAGTTTAATAAATTTGTTTGTTGTTGTCTGTCAGAATTGCGTATATCCATTTGTAAAAATGATTGAGCGTTTTGTTGAGCAGCTTTCATCCTATTGTCTAAATTTTGTTTATCCATAGCAGCAAGCGTAGCTGCATTAGTTAAAGCTGTTTGCTGTTGATTGTTTAAATTTTGTAGTTGTATGGTTGCAAACTTATTAGCATCTTGTATTGCAATAGGCAATGCACTTTCTGCAATAGCTTGTACCATTGCTGCTGCTGCAACACTAGATGAGCCAAGCCCTCTTGCATTCATTATGTCCTGAACTTTTTTTACATTTGGAGAAGCCCAAGCTGGTAAAGGTTTACCTTCTTCTAATGACTCATATAGCTTTCCTATTTGAAACTCTACTGTAGCTTCTTGAGCAAGAGTTTGTGTTTGTGCTTCCGACAAACTCCCTCTTTCAAGCATTTGTTGTTTAGTGCGTTCATCAACAACTTGATTTGGATCTACTATAGAGCCTGTACTAATTGTGCCTACAGCAGCTTGAACATCTGTAGGTAAACTCGTAAAAGTTCTTTCTACAGCAGCTACTTGTCCTAAATTTTGTTCTGCAACAGGAGTAGCGACTTGAGGTGTTGCTTGACCAGTAATAGGATCTACAACTTGTTCTGCAGTAGCTTGTCTTTGGGTAGCATCTAATAAAGAAGCATCAGGAGATATTACCTCTTCTTGTTGAACTGCTTGTTGTTCTGGAGTAAATCTTCCTTGTCCAAGATCTACAGCACCTACCGCTTGTTGACCCATTGTGTCTATGATAGGCTTGTTAGCTTCTTCTAAGGTAAGCTCTCTTGTTGGTTCTTCTTCTGTTACTGGTTCATCTGCCATATCGTTATACCTTAATTTCGTCTATGTTTTTCTTATCAGATTGAGTTTGTTTTTTAATAGCTGTCCAGAAGTATTGTATACTTTCTCCTTCTGGTGGGTCTGCGTCAAATATGACTTTCCATATTTCTATGACGCTGTTATCATAGTATGGTCCTGTAAATTCAAGTTTTACCAGTTTGGCTAGTACAGGAAAAGGAAACAGTATACACTTTTCTTCAAACAATTTTGTAAAGTATTCTGCAGTTCCTTCTTGCTTATTATTTATGTATGATTTGTACAGTTCTAGCTGTGTATCCAGCTTATCGCAAACTTCAAAAAGAGCTACTACCTCTCCGTCTACTTCTTCATATACTACTGTATCTGATACAGTACAAGAAGTTAGTGCAAAAGTCAACAGAATAGTGCATATTATTTTACTTATCTGAGCTTTTATTCTGCGTAGGAGGGTGTGATCCATTATGCATCCTATGTATATTATCTAATTCTCTTTCTATAGAGTCCAATCTCTGAGCTACTTTACCGTCACGTTCTGACTGTTGTTTTAGTATCTGCGGAGACAATATGTCTTTACTCATAGTATCTATTGCTGCTATAGCTACAGCTTGTTTAGCTTCTACCTTATCTAATCTTTGGTTGAGGCTGGCTAGATCTTCACTAATTGCGTCTAATGTTGCAGTGATAGACTTTATTGTAGCCTTTAAAACGCCCCATGTGGTAGCTATGCCTGTTAGGACTATTCCAAATGTTACTAATTCTTTTGGCCCAAGTTCCATTGTTTACCTCTTCGCATACATTATAAAAAGCCATAAACCGCCAATGATAACAACTACAGCAATGATACTACATAGAATTTCTGATATTTTGGCCCACCGTTTCTTTGATATTCGTCTTTTTGCTTCAAGGGCTTCTTCGTATTGTTTCTTTTTTTCATCTCTGGCTATCAGTATGTAAGTCCAAGTATCTTGACCAAACTTTCTATTTAACAAGTATGAAATTCTATCTATGGCCTTTTGAGCTTCTTTTTCCTGAATTGTTTCTGTGATAGCCATCTGAAGAAAATTATCAGAGGTTACACCTTTTATTAAACCACCCCACTTACTTGCAATAGGATGAGCTTTTTTCTTTAACTGCTCTTGCCCTTTAAAGACGTTATCAATTAGTCCTGCTATCTCTGACACATCTTCAGTAGTCTTGAGAGCCATTTTTATGGCTTTGCAACTCTGCTGAACTAGCTGTAGTCCAAAAAGTGTTTCTGCAACGACCACATTTATTCCTCTTCATCTCTGCAGTTACAGTCTTCGCAAACGCAGTTTTCACACTTCTTTTCACAGTGGCAGGGATGTTCACAATGAATACAAGTCATGGTCATACTGCCCTTGCAGGTGTAACACCTAACCCTGCTACACCGCCTCTTCCTCCAAAAGGCGATTCAGCCCAAGCGGCATAGAGATATGTACTACTACCAGAATTGATACCAGCATCAGAAGTTCGACACTTAAAACCGTTGCTTAAAAAATCGATTTCCTCGCTTCCAGTTGTCTCCGCAGTCGAAGATTCAAAAACTAGCTGGTCATCCACCTCATTAAGATGTGATCGAGTGCTGTCATAGACATGCCAAGAGCCAGCAGAGGTATTGTTTTTGATCAATACAAAAGCAGGCCTAAATCCTGTAAAAACCAGACTTCCGTTCGCGGAGCCATTCCCTTTGTATGTCCCAAAATCAGAGAATCCCTCGATTGGCGCCCAACATAGAGCCACCATGTTATTGCCACTGCCATTGTTTAGGACATGATCTCCTAAAGTTACAACAGTCGAGGATGGGTTTGTATCGTTCCAATGGTAGGTTCCTGTGTAAGAGGTGTTGGTCATATTTAAATACGTCCCTTTTGTTCCCCCAAGATCAACGTGGTAGACTATCCATCCCTCAGTAGCATCACGAGGTTTAATCCAAATCATCTTAGGCACTTTTCCCAATCCATGTCCGAATGTCGCTCCGCTAGTCGCATTGCCTTCGTAGGTGCTAATGGAAAAACCATAGGTTTGATCCACAGTCGTTGAAGTAGTATTTATACTTCCTGTAGTATTGCTAGAACCAGCACCGCCACCAGCCCTCCAGCAGTAAGCCACGTATCGTTCACCAGCCGTGTTAACTTTATCGTCAGCCCCAAGTGAAAATCCAGAAGATGTAAAGGCTGTCAAAGTGTCTGCGTCAGTGGTCTCCTGTGAGGTACCTGTATTCAAATGTTTCGTAACACCTCTAGGTGCATCGTATACGCTCCACTCGTCAGTCGTGTCCCTATTTTTAATCATAACAAAATCAGGCTGAAAGGTGGACACAGCACGATCATTGTCCGTAGGCTTGACTCTAAAATTTACTTGTCTCCATTGTACGGAATTTGCTCCTGATCCGTCTTCATTTTTAAAGCGGTAATAACTATAGGTATCGTTGGCCCCAATACTGCCAAGTGATAAAACGCTGACTGCTGGATTAGGGTTCAAATCGTTTGCCCCTGATAAAGTCGTCCAATCACTTCCATTATTACTGCCAAACCAACGCCAATCGTCCCCAACATTTGAGCCTGAGCTTTGCCAGACGATCATAACCTCAGTTATATTCACTGCTTCTGGAAATTGAAATTGGACATATTGCTCGTCGGCATAACTAGAAATACCTGGCCCATTTGATGTACTGCCATTGACCATTTGGCTCATTGTTCCAGACCAAGAACCGCCACTCGTTGTCACGGTAATTAAACTTGACCTGTCTCCACTTCCCAACCTGTGACCATAGGAATTGCCTCCCATTGTAATTGTCTGGTTAGCTCCAGTACCCAAATATGTGATTGCTTGAAATCCAGCAGTAGGGTCTGGAACAGTTGGTGTTGGCAAATTGTCTGAGTTCAATTTTTTAAAACCAGTAGGTATGGTTATTTGATCGAGCAAAGTTCCTTGCCCAAAATCAACCACCCCATTTCGTCCAGTATAAGTTGCAACCCCCCAATAGTACGGTGGTGTGTCAAGTGTAAAAGTCGGGTTTGTTCCGTTGGCAGGATCGCCATCGTATGATGTAGATGTCCCAATCCATTGAGTTGTATCGGCACTATCATCATACACGCCAAACCATAACTTATTATTGTCGAAGTCCATAGCAACCAGATGCATATCGTCAGAGCCGTAGGTGTGGGAGAGACTCCTAGATCCGCCGTTGGTCAGAGGTGTCTGTACACTGGCTGTATCAAAAGATATTTCAAATCCGTCTGCGTCAATATATGCGTAGTGGGTTGTTGCATCACTTTCCTGCATATGTTTCCAACCATCTTGGTTGACGACCCACGGATCAGCGTGTCCAGCCCCACTGGTTGAAGGCTTTGCACACCAGACCCACTTTCCAGAACTAAAGCCACCAAAACTTGCACCAGCGTTGTTCCAGACAACTGCTTCAGTGCCAGCGACAGCTAGATTTCCCTCAGATAATGATACAGTCCCACCACCTTCAGACATAGCTGGCGTAAGAGTACACCAGTTCAGAGTAGGGCTGTCAGTTGTTTGGTCACTGCTGGCAAAATTGTTGGCAGTAAAATCATTACCTTTTCCAGAAACATCTTTACCAAGATCGCTGGAATCAGCAAAATCTAGGTAAAAACCGTTATCACCAAAAGTTAACGTAGATACTTTTTTAGGAACCCAAACGCCATTAGAGTTAAATTTTCCAAAATTATCAGGAGTGTAAGCTTGCCCATCACAAAAAACGCATTGTGCTAAATATCCATCGAAGTAATTTGAGCTTCCTGCCTGTCGGCCAAGATATTGCGTAGCTGATCCAGTGTTGATGGCACTGGTAGCTCCAGAACTAGGTATTGTGTCTGTAGCAAAATCAGTGATTTCGACACCGTTTACAAATAATCTAAATCGTAAAGCTTCGGTAGCATTATCCGTGTCATAGATATTTACAATATGATACCAAGCATTCGGATCTCGAAATTCGGCGTTAGTTCTTAGTATTGCTGAAGTTCCACTTACACCTTCGTCATTTAGGTAGATAGTATCAAATGACCCTGAACCTGCATTATGAAATTGCATATATGAAGCTGTTGAAGAAGTAAATACTGACAGCCCCCAAGTTTGGCGAGTCCCAAGAGTTCCTCTTTTTACCCAAGTGGAATAAGTCCATTTGTTTAAATCAGTTGGAGTGGCATTTGTTCGTGAGAAGTTTGCAGAGTCTCCGTCATTCAAAATGACAGCGTTTCCTACTGTAAGATCAGCCTCTACACCTCCTCCTGCACCAAAACCTATATAACTACCATAGAAGTAATCACACAGTCTGTTTTGTTCTTGAGGAACGAGTAATGAATTTTTGTTATATTTAAGCGTCATTGATTCCGTCTGTTGTAAAGAATAGTTTAACCCCTATGAGTCTGGCATCTTCTGTCATATCATCGTTACCATCACTTACGTCTCTAAATATTCTAAAGAAACATAAATCACCCACAGCAGGGGTTCCTGCTATTGTAATTGCACTGCTTTCTGCAGTAACCATTAAATCTTCTGCAGCACCTAATGCATCGTCTGTTACGACTATTGCAGTACCGTATGCTACATCTATTGTATCGTTATCACTTACTGCAACGCCCTGTAAGCCCCAAGCAACGCCATCCGTATCTGTGGCTGTTGTTGTCCAGTAAGCTTGAAAAGTTACAGTCCCTTCATTCCATGATTTAGGAAAAGAGACTTGAAATTGTGCATGTTCATCTGCAGTAGCGTCAAAGTCTAAAACTTGCATATCTGGTCGTCCAGCAGTAGATTCTACATCTGTAATAGTGGCACACCCATTGCTTGATGTAGGTCGCATAGCAGCAGCAGGAACCCATATTGTCTGTTTACCTACAGCAGCTAATGTGTTTCCTGCAGCAGTAATAGATCCAGCAAACGCCATAGTAGAACTAGCAACTGTAGAGTTAGGAGTAATAGTAAGATGCGTTACGTGTGTTCCAGCACTTGCAATATCATTTGCTAGTGTTAGGGTTCCACCATCAGCAATGTTTAGTTTCCACTCATCTCCAGCATCATCACCTTCGTCAGCCATCAAGGTAATACCTAGACCAGCACCCTCAGTAGCTGCAATTCTTAATGTGTCTGTTGTAGTTTCATCGTAACCTATTAAAACATTCTGATCGTTACCAAACTGTATGTATTTATCATCTGCTACATATACATCGCCCCACTCTGCTGTAGCTGATCCAATATCAGCACCGCCTGAAGCGTCAGGAAGTAGAGAGGTTGAAGCAGTTATAGTAGTACCGCTTACAGTACCACCTTCAAAATTAGCACTTATTGTTCCTACTGAACCGCTAACTACTTCACTGGATAAACTTGCATCTGGAATAAACTTTAACTTGTAAGAGTCATCATCGTCAATACCAAGAAACGCTGTTTTTGCAGCAGTTCCTGTATGATATTGCATTGCTATACCAACATCTTTGTTAGTGTCTGATCCTAATGCTGTGCCATCTGAGGCAGTTTGTAAATGTATAATAGGGTCTACAACAGCTAAGGTTGCAACGTCTAGAGTTGTTGACGTTCCGTTGACTACTAAGTTTCCTGTAACTGTTAGATTTTGTGATGCTGTCACGTTTCCGCTTGAATCTATAGTTATAGAATCTGCATCTGAAGCAACCCCTATTGTTCCTCCGTCTTTTATCTTTATGTCATCCTTAAAGGTAACTATACCGCCTGAAGATATTTGTATTGCATCTGTTGCGCTTGCAGATCCAATGTCTCCATCATCAGGTACAACTACTCCTCCAGAACTTAGTGTAAGGACACCTGCACCAGACAGTTGCATCTTGGAAGCAGCAGCGTCTGTTCCATTAGCTTTTGTCTTAAAGTCTATCTTAGATGTGCCTGTTCCGTCACCGCCACCTGAAGACAATGTAAGATCACCACCATTAATGTTAGCTGATCCTGTTGCAGAAGAACCAGCAGAGACTGTTAGACCCTTACCTGCTGTTGTTCCGCTTGTTGCAGCTACACCTAATTCCCAGTTAGCACCGTTGGTAAAGGTTATACCGCCATCGTCTATTTCTACAACATCTGTGCCATCTACATCAAAACGTATCTTACCAGCATCTGTACCGCCGTCTGCTGTGGCTGTAGATATTTCTAGGTAGTTTAGGGTTTGTGCGCCACTGTCAAAGACTGCCTGTATCATTCCTTTTTCAGCGTCTGCTCCACCAACAGATATAGATGGGCTTCCATCATTTACATCTTCTAGCAGTTTTAGATCTGAACCGTCAAAGGTTAAATGAGCTTCACCAGCTAATGCATTTGCACCTGTAACTGTAGCTATTGTGTTGTCTGTGCTTCCGCTAAGAGATACAGAACTGACTGTTCCTGTAAAACCATCTAAGGCATTTAGCTCTGAAGCTGTTGCTGTTACAAGTGTTCCACCTAGTTTAAGACCACCAGCAGTACCATCGTGAGTACTGATATCAACAGTAATATCTCCATCACTACTCGCACCCTGAATCGACATACCCTTAGTAAGCGTACCATCATTTTCTGCAACATAAAAATCTATTCCTCCTTGTTCACCGCCAGCAGTAACATCAACTATGGTAGATTGTATTCGTCCATATGTTGTTGCTGCTGCACCAGCGTCTTCACTGAGAAAGTCTATATTTCCTATAACATCGCTTGTAGCTGCACTTGTTCCGTCTTTCTTAAATTTAAACGTAGCTCCGCTTGAATCTGCATTGCTGTTAAATAATGTCATAACAGGTTTAGCAGATGTCGAACTTTCTACAGAAATGTCAGATCCTGTTAATACAAGATCGTCATCTCCGCTTTCGTCATATTTTATTGTCCAATCTGAGTCTGATCCGAATATGAGTGTTTCATTATCAACAATCATAATATCATCAGAATATTTGAACATGTCTTCGTCTTCCATCCATAGGAAAACGCCGTCATTTGTTTCACCGTCAAATGTTACTGTTATATCTGTACCTGCTGTTGCTGCACCTATTGTTATGGAGTTGCTTCCAGTTAACTTGGATAATGCTCCACCGTTACCTGCTGTTCCATCGTGCGTGTGTCCACTCGTACCAAAAGCTGTTACAATAGCGTCAAACTCATCATTGGAGTCTGAAGCATCTATTGTATCACCAGTTGTGTACGAACTTTGTCTTGATGCGTATCCTGCCATTACATTCTAGCTCCTGGAGTAAATTCTAGTTCAAATCCTTTCAATGTTATAGGAGGATTGCCTGACTCGTCTTCAACCCTTATAACCACTGTAAATCCGCTTCCTTCTACACTTTGTCTTACTATAGGTATTCCTGTTGCGCCATACACTGAAGTACCGTAAGTTCCTGTTCCGTATACTGCTGCAGTGCTTTGTGTTGAAAGCGTGTACGCTGCAGGTTGCGGAACACTTGCATCTTCAAAATCAAATTTAACAAATAATGATGCGTCTACTGTTCCCTCTGTATCAAAGTTAAGATTGATACGTTGCATGTTTTTTCTTATACCTGCATCACCCATTGTAAGATCTGGAGATCTGTATACTGCTTTTATGTTTGTACCTGAAAAGTCGTTACCTGATTCCTGCTGGTACACAAAACCGTCAAAACCTCCATGCACTACAGTCTCATTAGCTCCTACAAAATCTGAATCACAAGATGCAGCTTTTATTCCTTTTAAGTCTGAGTATTCCCAACCTATCTGTCCTTGTGGGTTAGATTTTATAACGCCTATAATACCGTATGACCCTGCTTCTACTCCACCAGTAGTAGGATAAAATAACCTGTACTGGCTTTTTTGTCTTATTACTGTAGAGCAAATATTATCGAACCCTATAGAGTTAATACGTTCCTGTATCTGCTTTGATACTGTTCCTAATTCTACGTCACCAATTCTTGCAGTACCAGCTACAGTTCTTAGACCATCAGGAGCAAGAAAGATTAAATCACCGCCTATTTCCTGTACGCTGTTTCCATCACTGCACCCTATGTTTCTTGACACTGGTGCAACAGCGAAATCTGAGCTTGAGCTTCCAGTAAGTTTATATATTCTGTCTTTACCGAATATGATTAAGGATTCACGAAAAGACTTTAGAGCAACAACCTCCGTATCCACCTTAACATTGCCAGAGCCAGTGCCTGTATAATCTGTATCATCAAATGGAACAGTAAATTGTACTTGTTGTTTTGCAGCAGATGCTCCTGCGTAAAATAAATGATTTTTAAAAGCTGCTACTGCTGTTGCGTTTGCTGGTGCGCCTGTACCGCTTAACGCTGTTCCTGTACCTGTTCCTGTCCACTTTGTTGGAGTATTAGCACCGTCTACCCATACGATTGTGTCTGTTCCTCCGAAGTTGTACTTTTCAAATCTAGGTCGTACAGGAGTGCTTGATTGTGTTGCAACAGAAGACCAAGTGCTTCCTGTGCTGAACTTAACTGCTGTGCCTGATATGGCTACAACACCATTATTAAATACTGCGACACCGCTTACCTTGTTAGATCCGTTTACCTGAGTAGCAGAATACTTTGTTGTTCCGTCTATTCTTCTGTAACCGCCCTTTACAGATGGTTCAAAGTTCTGAAGTATGGATGCAGCACCAACAGGCATTGTGTAAACATCCCTGTCAAGAACCAAGCCACCAGACGTAGTAACAACGTAAGGCGAGATATATTCTGGTTCTGTTACTTGCGCCATACTACTTCTTCTTTTCCTGTTTTGCTCTCCAGAGCTTTACTAACTCTGGATCTCTAGGCTGTTTAGTGGCAGAATGTGAGTATTTACCTCTGCTGTTTTGTACTTTTGCCATTAAGTATTAACTCTTATAAATCTTCCTGCAGTTCTCAAACCTCTTGGGTACATATAGTTTTTTCTGTTAAGAAGCTCTACTCGCATTCTTTTTATGCCTTCCATAAAGTCCTTTTCGGCTAACTGTGTACCTGCAACGTTAGCTCTCATCATATATGCGTAGTATTTAGCCCTGTTTACTATTATATCGTGAAATCTAACAGGCAACGTTGGAATGTCTGTATGTTCAGATAAATCACTATGTGTTTTGTAGTATTGATACGACACACTTAGTACCCTGTCGGGTATAGGAGACAGACCATATTTATCATCGTTTGTTTCATAAATATACATTGGAAGAGAAAATTGGTTTGCAGAAGTCTGGTCTAGATCCGTTTCTGAAAAACTTTCAAACCACTCATCGTGAGATATGTATTGCAACTTATGTGGCTGTTCATTCTCTACAACCTCTATGGTATCTATTTCTGCTGTGCTACCGCTTCCCTCCGCTAAACCAATGTACGTTGTAGTAGCTGAAGCTGTAAATCGGTTTGTTTGCCATTCCCCATCGCCAGCATTAGTAACACTCAACGTAGCACTTAGATCCTGTGTTCCACCTGAAGATGTCCCTACTTTTAACGATACATCATTAGAGAAAGTACGTGTACGAACTATATATTCTTTGTTTATTATAGTTTGTATTGTTTGCGTTACTTCAGCACTGGATAATTGTAATGCACCTGTTACTGAAGCTCCTGAGTTCGTAGTTTCTACTTTAAATGGTGATCCAGATACTACTGTCCAATATAATATGTTAGAATCAAATGTTCCGTTTCTCACAAGATTTTTAGGACGAAGTATAAACGAATCCCAATCTACTTTTCTAAAATCAGAAGGTAAGCTGTATTCTTGAGTGCCAGCAGAAACACTTTCTGTTTTATTTTCTATGAGGAAAGGCCACTCTATCTCTGAATTGTATATATCGTTTACAGCTTTGTTTACAACATTCTTGACCATAGTCTGTACGCCTCTGGATGTACTAAATGTGGTAGATGTTAACTCTACTTCATTTAATTCATTCAGGACGCTATTTACAAGAGTAAGATAATTCATTATTCCTCACAGTCATCACAACGGCAATTTTTGCATACCTCTACTTTTTGATTAGCTGTAGAATCAGCATGAGTTCTAAAAGATCTTGCTACAGATAAATCTTTACTTAGCTTGTTGCCACAATGAGCATCATATCCGCAATTATTACACTTAGCCATTATGTTGCAGCAAATACACGCACGTTAGCGGTACTTCCAGATGAGTTGTAACATTCTATTCTATCTATGGTGTCTGCTGTCCAGTTACTTTCCCATGTATCATTCTCTGATAAATAGTTGGCTTCACTAAATGAACCAGTAACGTCACCTCTGTTTCGGCTAAGATCGTCAGCAAGAAGAAAAGGTACGCCAGCTTGCAGTTTAACAACCCATGCGTTTTCAAGATTGCTTCCTGCTACTGTGCCTCCTTCATTACACATAAGTTGTATCTCTACAATCTGATCTGACTCTATCCAAAGAAAATCAAAGTCGTCCAGCATTGTATCGTTCCATATCTCTTTAAGCGTAGAGTTAGTAATTGCGTAACGCTTGTCAAAATAGTGTGTTATTGTAATAGAGTCTGTTGATGTAGTACTTCCACCAGTGATGGTGTGCGAGTCATCATCTGGTATGTCTACAGTAAAATGTGTCGTTAGACTTAGCGTTGCCATTATCCTTCCTCCATTTTAACGCTTACGTTCATACTGAAAGAACGTCTTTCCCCTTTTGTACGAAACGGATACACTGTATGCATTAGGTATCTAGGGAATATGTAAAAATCTCCAATTTGAGGTTGTATTGTTAAAGTATGACTATTAAAATCTTGAGGAACTCCGTATACAAATTCTATGTGTCCTCTTACTGCTCTTCTTGATTTAGCTTCTTTAGCAAACTCTTTTTCTATGTCCTTTGGCAAACTTAAATACCCTACGGATGAAAGAGAGCAGTATGTGTGTATGTGTATAGGGTTAAACTGACCTGCAAACTGTCTTACAAACCACGCAGTTCCTAATTTAAACGGCAAACTTTTCTCAGAGTCATGTACTTTTTTTATGTAAGCATCTACTACAGCTTCAAAATAACCGTCATACTTTTGTCTTAAATAGTCTGGTACTCTTAGTTCTTGTTCTACTTTTCCTACAAGGTACTGTGACCAATCGTGTTCTTTGACTTTCTTTTTATCTTTTGCCATGTCCTCAAGACCTTGATTGTAATCGTCTATCAATTCTTGAGGTAAAACAGATTTAGCTATAAAAGGTCCAAAAGGACGGATCATTAAAAAAGGTATTTCTGACTTTTCGTTACTAGCCTTTTCTGTCATTTTATTTACCCCATTCTTTCTTGAGGTAATTTTGTACGAGTACAGATTTCACGAATGCGCCGTTGGTAATATCTTGTGATAAATGCTGATTTACCTCGTATAAATTCTTTAGCATGAAAGACTGTTCGTAAGAAACATTTGAGGAAAACCATCCAAGCACGTTTGTTCTCAAACCTTTTGTTACTTCCTGCACCCCATGCGGATAGATAATTGGAAATATAGCAGCTTCACCAGCTTTTAACTTTCGTCCTATAGTTCCTACTTCAGTACTAAAGTATATCTCTCCTCCTTCATATTCATCGCTTAGATTTATTGAAAAGCCATAATCAAAATGTACGTTGTTAGATTTTGGATAGGCTTTAAAATTATCTACATGGAGGTTATAGTAGTTTCCTTTTTTATACTGATTGTAATAATTAACAGAAACTCTAGTTGGGCAATACACACAATCTATATAATGAGCGTCATATATTTTGTTAATTATTAGTTTACGTACTTCTTCTGGTACGCCTACAGATTCTTTATTATTTTTTACGTCTTCTAATGGCTGTGACTTGTTGCCATCTTTAAAAGTATCTTTACCAATACCGTCTAAACAGGATTTAATTTCGTCTTCATTGAGTAATTTAATAAACATTCTATATCCCCTTTCAACAGGACAAGTGAACAAAGCAAGAAAGGTGTGGGATTTTTGCAGAACCCCACAAAACTGTTAGGCGTGATTACGTGCCAGTAGACACTGTAGCTGATTCTACAGGGTTTCTAGAAACGTCTGCCAATACTACGTGTATGCGGAAACGCAGTGCGGATTCACCAGTTGAACCGCCATCAAGGATGAGGGCATCAATAGTGTCAGCACTTGTCAGCATACGAGCATTAGAACCAGAGGCTCCTACGGCAGCTTCTAGGAATGGTGTAAAACCAGCAGCGCAAGCAGAACCGTCAACAAAACAGTCTACGTCACCGCCAGTAAAACCAATATCCATAGTAATCTGGCCGTTACCTCTAGCTTCTAGGACTTCTAAAACACCTGATACGATCATGGTATCTTCAGGAACGTCAATCAGTTGAATGACATCTCCTCCAGTACCACCATCAGCGGTGTCCCATACAGGAGAAGTAACCACGTAAGGCACTGAAGCGTTAGCAGGATGACCTGCTGTTCCACCACCAGTAGCCGTTCTATTATAAGTAGCCATGATTTATTTCCCCCTTACGAGCCAAGATCAACAACACCAGAAAACACACCCTTGTAGCCTGTGCCACTGCCTCGTAGAACTTTACGTCCGAAAACGTGAAGACCACGAACAATGTCAGCAAAACTATCAGGGTCACGAATAACTTCCGTTTTAGCAATATGGGAAGCTGTAGCAACAGCACTCATATGACCGTATAGGAAGATATGCTCACCAGCATTAGTTGATGAAAATGTATGACTTGCAGCAGCACCATCGCCACCGTTAACGATAGCGTTTGTTTGATACAGCTTGAAGCCATGTATGATTCGATCCGTTACCAAACCATTCATTAGTGCAGATCCTGCTTCTCCAGTAACACTGGAATCCATTAGTTTAGCGTCAGCTTGACGTAAAACTTCATAGAACTCAGGGTCGGCAACTAGCCAACGGTTTTCGTAAGGGACATCGTTTTCGTCCATAACTTTAGCAGCAGCACTCACAGCATTTGCAAGTTCGTTACCAGTACAAGCAGAACCTGTACCAGTACCAGTAATCGGAGATGCGTCCGTACCAGTGTCACCTGCGCTTGTTGCAGCATTGCTGTAGATGTTGTTAAGAACGTTGTAGTCAAATGCTTTCTTCAAAGTGTAAGCACCAGAAGAAGTTGCCAGTGACTCAAAGTTAAGGTGGGAATGACGCTCTTCAATGTCGTCTACCTTAAAAGCAAAGTAATTGCCTTGATCCACAACAAGCTGAATTTGGTCATCAGCCAAATCTTGCGTGTTTACTGTGGAACCCCTAGTATAAGAAGAAACCGAAATGGTTGGTTCCTTAATTATATTAACGGTGTCACCGAAGTTTTCAATCTCTCCAGAATAATCGGTGTTGGTAATAGCTTCCGCTACCGAAGACCTGCGAAAGTACTTGAGAACCTTTTGACTGTAGATAACAGGTACAAAATTACCAGAAGGTAAGTTTGCATATCCTGCAGCGGTTGCGTAAGCCATAGCTTATGCTCCTTTCTACAAAAGGTTTAAGTAGTAATTATAGAGAGTCTACTATTCGCCCCTCTTTTGCTGCCTTGTCAATATCCTTTTCTAAAGCAGCGTACTCGTGAGGTTTTAACTTGGAAATCTCCTCAACAGTCCACATTCTAGTGTCGTCCTGAAGCTCTTCAATGTAACGTCTTTGTTTAGTTTTCGTTACGGCTTCAGCAGCACTTTGGCGTGGTGCTTTAGATCTTTCTTTTGTAGCAGACCTCTTTCTTGACCTCGTTTTAGAGGACGTTCCTTTATCCGCTTTGTACAAATCAATAACTCTTGCTGCCCATTTAGCATCAGTATTATTTTTGTAGATACCATCAGATAAGGTAGCTGGCTGTTCATCGAGCCATGAAAGAAATTCGTCACTTTCTTTTAGATCAACAAAGTCAGGGTGCATACTTATAAGTTCTTGTTCAGCAGTTTGAACAACAGCTTCCTGCTCCTTTACTTTTAGCTCTTCAAGTCTTGACTCAATGTCTTTAACTCGATCACTTGCCTTCAAAGCTGAGATAGTTTCGACTACATCGTAAACGTCTGGATACTTTTCACGGAACTCTGTCAACTCTTCCTCTGTCTTAGGCAGCTCTGGTATTTGCGAAGATTTTTCTGCCATCGAGAGCTTTGCTTCCAGAAGCTCTTGTTGCTGTTTCCATTCGTTTAACTTTGTGTCATAATGCTTCTTCAAGTCTCCATAACGTTTTTTGTAGTCATGGGTAGTGTCTGCATTACCGTCTTTTCTATCAACCAGACCTTGCTTTTTAGGTTTAGGAGTTGCCATATCTATGGGGTCTTCAACCTCGTCATCGTCTGGTTCGTTTAAGCTTTGCCTATACTGATTCTCGTATGGGGTAGGCTCCTGTTCTTCTTCGTACTCGTCTTCTAAATTTACATCTTCATTACGTACAGTCATCTTTACCTCTCTTTCTTGGGGCCATATTTTTCCAGAATATGTTATCGAAGAACATTGTCCAACACATTACTGGCAACATATGGGTAGCCATCGGTAGGTTAGCAATGGGGCCAAACAACACCATGTTACTTGGGTAGCCATTGGTTTAGAGGAACATCTTAGAAAATTCTAAGTTACGATGTTCCAATTCTCTTAATTCGCCACTACCTGTACGATAGTAACGCTTATATTCTTGTTGCATTACGTCCTTTTCATCGTCTAGCGTTGCATTCACAAACTTAGGAAATTTACGCAAACCGTTAGGACCAATATTAAATACAAAATCTGTAAATATTTCTTTGCAGTTCTGGGAAAGACTGTCAAAGTCGTCACTGCCAAATTCTGATATAACTCTGCTTGCTCCTTCTGCAGCTTTTGATATGTCGCCTATAAGAAGTCTTTCCACTTCATCGTTGTCCAAGCCAGACTGCATCCACTCTTGATCGTTCTGTAGCTTGTGGCCGTAGCCTATTGTATCGTTGCCTCCTTCTGGAGAAGGGTGCGGATACCAAACGCCGTCTTTAAAGCCTATCTTGCTTCCGTTCTCTACACGTTTCATGTAGTCTATAAATTCACCACGTATGTCCATTTAAGCTGCTTTATCTACCACTCGTTTTACAAAACCACCTTTATTTTTGTTTTCGCCACCTGTGGTAAAAAATAAATGATTTTTTGACCTATATACTGGTTCTTTATCTTTTGCAAATTTAGGCGTTTGTTTAACCCCTTTTGGATTGTAAAAGAATGTAGCTCCTTTTGTAAGGTCTGGTTCTGTAGGATCATTATTAAATATTTTTTCTGCTATAGATTTATATTTTAGATACATTTCATTATCATCCATAGTGTTTACCATTACATTGAAGTTATTTAACCTTTTTTCAAAATCATCACTATGTTCTTTTGTACCAAAATCAGGTATTGTTGAAAACGCTCTTGGTTGCAAAATAACTTCCTTTAAACTATTTGGAAAACCTTTTTCACTAACTCTGTTTTTCATTACATGAAGTACAGCTCTCATACCATCTTCACTAGGTAATTCACTTTCTTCTGATCTAGCTTCACCCATAGCCATTAAAACAGCCATGTCTATGTCTGGTATGTTAGAATAGGCGTTAAAATTTTCTAAAGCTTCTTTAAAATAAGGTCTTTCTTGAAGCGGTTGTTTTCTTCCAGGTATGGGAGGTGTTTGTGCCTGTTTTGCTCCATCAACAGGGCCAGCATCTGCATACCCTTGCGGTGCTGAAAAACCTTGTTGTACTATCTTTCCAGTTGGGTCAACCATAGGAGGTTGCTGTGCTTGTTTTCTTGTGCGCTCCAATGCTTGCATTTGATTGTAAGAAGACTCTTGTGCCTGTGTTGTATCTGATTCCAACATAGCTTCTACTGTAGGTTGTTTTTGTTCGTTAGGGTTCATAACAAAGCCACCTTTTTGCATCATAGGTGCTTGAGGTGCTTGAGGTGCTTGAGCCATTTGTTGAGGTTGTTCTTCAGGCATAGGTTGCTGTTCTTGCATAGAAGGTTGTTTTTCTTCTTCTAGTCTTTTGCGTAATGCAAGACCTTCATCCCTTATCTTGTCTAGATACTTCTTACCGCCTCCAAAAAACGGCACTAGCACTTTAGGAATATGGTACTCGTAGTTGCTCACTTTTATTGGAACGTCATCTGTTGGATCTATGTCTGTTCCAGTTAATTCAATATTATTTTCCATAGCAAGTTTTATAGCTTCTCTGGCGTATCTGTTTAGTTGGTTTAAGCCTGTAAGAAGAACAGTCTCGTAAGGAAGAATGTAATCACCCTCATCTGCTTCTCTTGGTATGTCGTCCTGTACAGATTTTTGACCGCCTTGCTGTGGTTCTGCTGCTGGCGCATTTATTATACCCAGATTAGCCATGTCTGCTGGTGCGCCTTGCTGTGGCATAGGTGCTTGAGGTACTTCGCCTCCCTCTTGAAATGATATATCTGAAAAACCAGACCAATCTTCTGAAGGTGCGCCATCACTTGCAGCAGATGCATTATCTCCAGCAGATGCATCGTCATCGGACTGCCATTGTCCACCAGCTTCTTCACTTCCTTCTACTAATCCATAGTCAAAAGCTTTTGACATATCTTGAGTGCCTTCAGTGTAATCTCCGTAATAATCAAAAGCTTCTGCCATGTCTTGTTCAGGATCGTCTTGCCAACCTGCCCATCCTGCCATTGACCCCTGAGATGTTGCGAAAGGGTTGTATCGCTCAACTCCTTTTAAAGTAACCTTGTCGTCTAGTTGACCATCTGTAAAATCATAGTCATAAGTCCACGTTGGTAGTATTCCTATGCTTTGTTCATACCCTTTTTGGCTCATCATGCTTCTGGAACTATACTGTCCTCCAAGATCTGGATGTATAGAAATGCCCCCCTGAAGCATATCGTAATATTCACCAACTCCTAAAAGATTTACTCCTTGATAATCAAAATCTTTTTCACTAAGAACATAATCCCGATCAAACAAGTTAGGATTTGGCTGCCATCCAAAATGTAGACTTTCACCATTGTCGCTGTTAGACGCACCGCCATATGCTTCTACAGCTTGATCAAATAACGGTTTTAAATTAGGATCGAACTGCCTGAAACTTGCTCTTCCAAACCCACCTCTTGCATCTATAGCTTGTTGTAAATTATTAAATCCTTCTTTTGTTGTCAGTGCTTGTTTAAAAGTGTCTTCATCACCAAACAACATTTCCCTGCCAAACTCATCTCTGTAGTTTCCGTTTGGTAAATATCCAGCAGGACCAATAGGCGTAGGATCATCAAAACCCAAACCATCTAAAATAGGAGACAAATACTTTTTAAAAAAAGAATCTTCTCTTGCAGCTTCTCCAAATTCCCTATCTTCAAGATCTAAAGGATGGTAAGGTTTTCCAGTAAAAGGGTTAGCTTCCAGACCGTCAAATGTTATTGCTTCTGTTCCTTCTCTCCAAAGTTCTAAAACTTTATCTGCAATTTCTTTTCCTTCTTTAGTTGAAATATCTCCAAACTCGCCTCTGTTGTACCATTCTTCCATTTGATCTGCAGAAGCTCCTGAAACATTGTAATACAAATCTTTTTTACCTGATTGTACATCTTTTATATTGCCGAACATATTTGAAGCTAGGCTTCCTACACTTGCTGGAGATCCTGATACAATTCCTGCTATGGCTCCAAGAATACCTCCAAAACCTATTTCTCCAGGAAAAGATATGGCTCCTGCTGAACCAGATAGATCATCTGCGTCTGCGCTAGTTTCAAGTTGTTCTGTAGTTATAGGTCTTCGTTGTTGAACAGCAAGAGAAGTTTCAGTAGCAGGAGCATCTACTGAGGCGGTAGCAGCAGCTTGTGTTTGCCCTTGTGCTGCAGCAGTTCTTCCTGCAAATCCGCTAAAAGGAGCTTGAGCAAAAGTTTTAGCACCGCTTGGCAACAATCCAGATGTTATCCCTGCTCTGTAAAATGAAGGGGCTGTAACACCAGCAGGTATGTCTGGGAGCAACTCAGAAGATGTTAGACCTGCGCCTTCCTGTAATCTTCTAACTATTTCAGGCCAAGATAATTTTCTTTTGCCTCCTAAAGTTGTAACACCAACAGGAGCTATAGTTCCAGGAGTTATGGTAGTTCCTGTTTCTACACCTAATGCGCTTTCTAATTGTGTAGCTAAATTTTCAAGTGTTGTGTCTGCCATCCTTATGTGCCTTTATTGTAGCTTGCGTTGCATCTTTTAAATTAATTAAGATTTCCAGTAAAGCCAGCTTCCCCTGCAGTCGGCGCACTTCCAATTCCGATACCTCCACCACCAACTGCTGTCTCATCATTTGGGCCAGTTCCTTCAGGTAACTCTCCAGTCCCTCCCATTCCAGTTGGCTGTTGGCTAGTGGCAGCAGCTTCTGCGCCTGTTCCTTGTTGATCATTTGGCATTAACCCCTTTAACATTTCAGCAAAAATTGCTGCATCGCTCATATCGTTTACTAACTCATCAGGGTCCATATCTTGACTTATGGCAAGCTCCCTGATTAGGTTTGGTATCTTAATGAACGGTGCTAGCATCGGATTCGCAACTGTCTGGAGTAAAGCTGTTAATCGTTGTGTGCGTACTTCTTTTTGTATTACTGCGCTGGTTCCTTTAGGTTTAATCTCAAGATCACCTATCTTTTCTGGTGTTCTCTCGTTAAACTGCATGTTCCACTGAAAGAAAGACTCTCCTAGTGGCTTCAGTAAAAAGTCATCTATGTTCTTTATTACTGTCTTTACACTCAATCCTGCGCTGGACATTAACATGCTTAGTCCAGCAGCAGTACGTCCTGTTCCTGTAACGCCTGTCTGTCCGTGTACAATAGAGGGTATTCCTGTCTGTTCGTCTGCAAGCTGCCTTGCTTTGTCGAACATCTGTACATTTTCACCAGCAGTGCTAGGAAACTTTATGCCGTTAACTGCAGTACCTGTAACACCAGACTGCCTCCTGAATATTTTTCCAGGATATACGTCCATTGTCTGTCCAGGTACAAGCTGAGTTTCGTCTATATCGAATACAAGATTACCAGCTAATGCTAGGTTATCTATTGCCATACGAATGTGACCATTCATCAGCATCTGGCTATCCTCCATGTTCTCAGCAACACCTACACCAAATAGCTGGTAGGGGTTGAGTTCGTATGGAAAAGCCTGATAAGGTATTCTTGCAGGTATAAAAGGGTTAGCTACGAATCTGAGGATTTCGTTTCCTGAGATCCAGATGTTGACTTGGATTGCGTCACCTTGCTTAACTTCTCTTGGAGCTTCAATACCGATTTCTTCAGCAAACTTCGCATCCATTGTACCCCAATACTCAAATATTTCAAAACGCCGTCCTTGATAATTCGGATCATCGTCATTAGCATAGAGAGTAGTTTCATAATACTTTTCTTCGTAATTTGGACCACTTTGTAAAACATTTTCTATTGCCTCTTGGTTAAAGAATGGACGATTAGTAAGATCACGTACCTGCTCTCTGTTCATTCTGTGTCGCTGTATCACGTAATCTGCATCTTCCAGACTTGTAGCACTGGGGTCTGGATAAAAATCCCAACAGCTAACAGCTTCTACTCTAGGTACTGTTCTGTCGATAGGGCTGTATTGACCGCCCTCCCAGTTGTGTATTGTTTTGTTATAATTAAACGGACCTTTTACTATTCCAGTTCCAAGCAAAGCACACTCGAATATAGAGTGTCTCAAAACAGTCACTGCATTAGTGTCTAGTAGCTGATCGTGTATGCAAGTTTCCATGTTTCTTGCTGCTTCTGCTGCTGGACTTATCTGTGGTTCGCCCATACGTGCAGGGCCAGAAGCCAGATTAGCACCTTCGTACTTGTCTTCTAGTCCTCCAAGTTCTGCTGCTTGCGGTCCTTGCTGCTGTTGCTGCATAGGTGTTGCTTGCATAGCTCCTGGAAGTAGCTCCATGCCATCACCTTCAAACCCAACATCATCAGGAGAACCTTCTTGAACTGGAAATGGAGACAGGTGAGCATACTTGTCAATGCCTTCTGGCATAGGAGTCGCCTGAACAGATATAGGAAACTTATTGTTAGCAAAGAGTATATCTATAATTTGACCGTAAGCTGCTAGAACTTTAGTCTTGGTTATCTTGACAAAGACTTGACTGCGCTCGTTATCTCTGTACTGAGTTGTCGAGTCGTAGATACCACGATAATTCTTGTACGCTTTAAGCCAGCGTTCTTCATCGCTTCTCCTTCCTGTCTCTGCATCAGAAAACCTAGCCTTAACAGATCCTATGACACTGTTATAGTCTTCACGCTTATCGTCTAAATTAATTAGCCCTTCTGTCTCTTCATCGTCTAGAAAAGATTGATCAGCCATGTTTTACTCTCTTTAGTTAGCCGTTGATCCCTTGTTGTTTATCAGCAGCCATAATCATAGCAGCTTGGCCCATATGCTTGTTACCTGATTCTGCAGGAGCATCTTCAGTCAACTTGCCTATGTCTATTTTAGTGCCGAACTCAAGTTTTTCCCTATACAGTGCAGACTCATTGCAATCGCTAAGTTCGCCTTGTTTTTTCATCTGGCCCATGATGTAACCAGATTTGTATGCTTGTGGATTACCGTATGGCATTGTAATACCCTCCTTTTGGGTTGTAGTGGTTAAACTTATCTTGTTGTTGGAAATTCTTCAGAAGATTCACCTGTTCTTTCAAAGTAATCTTCGTATTCTTTTATAAAACCTGTTCTTTTAGGTTGAAATTTGTCTTCTGTAAGCCCCATAGACACAGCTTCTCTTTCAGCAGTGTCTTGTCTTTTTAAAAAACCTTTCATTTCATCTGCATATCGACTTGAAGCTTCTTTTTCTAAAAGCATTAATTCATCTTCTCTTGTTCTTGGTCTGGTAGTGTATTCTTCTTCTGTTGGAAATTCTTCTGCAGTTGGATCTGCTTTCGCCATGTTTGGGAAATATACTCCTCTGGGTACAGCATATTCAGTGTCTTCTTCAAATTTATCTGGTATTCCTCTTTCTGCTTCCATTCTTTGTTGCATAGCGTCAAACAGTTCAGGATCTTCTAAATCTTCAATAGGTCTTTCTCCTGCAGGTCCAGCTTCAGCAGCTTGAAAAGCTAACTCAATACCTGCTTCTCCTAACATTGCTTGAGGGGCAACTGCTGCTAGGGCCAAACCGCCTATTATTCTTTTACCAGCTTTAGATTTTAAAGCTTCTAGAGCCTCTTCAGATCCATCTTTTGCCAGATCTATTAATTTTCGTAATTTTTTATCAGCATCTTTATTTTTTGCATCTGCTTCGTTTAATATAGCTTGTTTTAGTTCGTCTTTATCTCCAGTTGCTCTTGCTTCATTTATTTGTCGTGTATTGTCAGCAGGAGGAGTATCTGATTCTATGTCCTCTCCTACAATAGACTGTCCTTTTCTCAGCCTATCTTTAATTCCTCCTCTGCCTCCCCCTGTCCTTGCACTGGATATAGCACCTCTTCTGACTAACTCATCAAACATGCCTTGAAATTTAGTAGCTAAATCAGTTAACTGTCCCTTAAAATTAGCCATTCCCTCTTGAACAGTAGATGCTAAGTTGACAGCCATCCTACTAAAAGCATCGTAGTTAGGCATCTCTGTAACGTCAGGTATCTTTCCTTCTGGGTGCGTAAGTCTGTTAGGATGATTTTCGTATCCAGGTTTTATTCCATCTTGTGAAAAAGTGTCTTCCTCAAAACCCATATTTGGAATAAGGCTTAGTGCATCTTGAGTTACTCTGCTTAATGAAGCTAATATTCTTCCAGAAGATAATCCTCTGCTGTCTATTGCTTCTGATACTTCTCCTACATAGTCTTCTTCGTTAATTCCAAATGCGCTTAAAAAAGCTCTTGGACTGATAAAGTCCGAATACCCTACTAATCTACTTTCTAAAGTTCTTAATGCTTGTTTTCCAAACTCTATTCTTTCACCAGAATTGATATACTTAGTTGCTTCATCTGTTCTTGCTCTTCCAGTTACCATCTTTCTTTCAATTAAAGTAAAATCTCCTACCATAGACTCCATGTTGTTTCTTAAATATTTCATTAAAAAACCAGTTTCTTTAGGTTTAGTTCCTGCTAAATCTTTTTCAACTGTAATTCTGTGTTCATTTCCTAAATTTCTAGCTATGTCGTCTGCTATGTTATCAGTTATATTTGAACCATACGTACCATGACCTTTTGGAAAAAGTTTTCCATCTTTTTTTCTTTTAGTGTTAGGAGACTTTTCTCTTTCTTTAATAATCTGATTTAGAATTTCTCTTGAAACGTCACCAAAAATAACTGTAGTTTTGTACCCACCTTTTGTTTCAGGAATAGATAAAGTACCATTATTTAAGTCTATATCCTCTAAAGCTATTCTTCCCATTTCTTCAAGACGAAGACCTGTTGTATACTTTAATAAACCAAACAATTTAGACATTCTGTCTACTTTAGTGTTTTCACTTAAAGATTTTATAAAAGCTTTTTGAAAGTTAGGAGGTAGATTTACAATATCTCTAGATCTTTTTTCTTGAAGATGAAAATAACTTTCTTTCAACTTACCTAAAGTATTTTGAAGTTTTTGTATTCCGTCTAAACCTGCATAATTACTTATTGACTTAATATAAGAAGCCATATCAGCTTTAGAGTAATTACTAAGACCTTGCTTTTCTAATAGTCCATCAGGCTTAAACAGTGCTTTTATAACACCTGCACTGTTTAGCTCTTTTAATGTTAAGTCTGAAGCTTGTACCAGCTTACCATCCCCAAGATCTATAGTAGTTTCTCTCAGTTTTGTAAGAACGCCCTTTAAAGCACTTGCTGCACCTCTTGAATAAGCACCACTTCGATTAGCAGTAGGATAAATCTCATTTCCATCTGCATCAAAAAGATCCTTGACCCCTCTTTCTTTCATACTCTGAAGAATAGCTTGCTCAAAGTTGCTATCAGGAGATATAGCTGCTTCTTGTGAAATATCTATTTCTGTAAGTAATTCTGTTACTTCGTCTGCCATTAGTATCCAAATACGCTATCTGCTGGTTGAAATGTATCTTTCTTTATCTGGTTAAATATGCTGTTCTGTGGTAAACCTGTTGGTCTAGTCATGCACATATATCTTAAAGCATCGTAGGCGTGATCATCAGACTTGGTGTCTACATCCTCACTGTTAGTCTTAGACAAGGGTATCGTAGGTAGAGTCCTTATTAGGTTTGTACAGGTAGAGAATATCTTTAGTTTTGGTTCGTCTGTACGCTCGTCTATGGCTAATCTTCTGTGTAGCTCTATTTTTCCAGGTATTCTGTTTTTATCTGCTGGTATCCAACGTACACCGTTGCGTATCATTGACTCAGCTATGCTCGGCCCTGTACCGTGTTTAGACCAACAAGCCCCATCCAGAACAGAAATCTGCATCAGGGGATCATTTTCCTCTAATGCGTTGATTATTCTTGCCAGAGTTTCGCCTGTGTATCCCTTGTCGTATAGTTCCCTGTATATAAAGATGTTTCCATCCCAATCTACAGCACCCCAAAGTACGCAACTAGGACTACTATAGCCATAATCGGCTGCTCGTAGTCTAGGCCAGTTATATGGTACTTCAAACGGTTCAACGACATGTACAGACCTGTCAAACTCTGAGAATGCTGCACCATCTGCAACATCCCAATCCCCTTCTAGAAGTCTCCTGCGTTCTACTTCTGGCAGGGAAAGCAACATGGCTTCGTATTCGCCACTTTCCATCAAAAACGGATTATCTGTTAACCTTGCAGGTATAAACCGCCTTTGGTACAGTGGTTCATCAGCGTGTTCTGGGTGATTAGGCCCATAACGTAATACTTTACCACTGTCAATGTCTGTAGCCCAGAATGGTTCGTTAGGAATTGCAGGGTCTACAAACATTTTCTTTAACCACCAACCCCCTACGCCTCCAGGATTGGCAGAAGCTCTCATATACGTCTGGATCTCTGGATCAGTAGTACGTAGACGAGATCTAAGGTAGTTCCAGACATACGGCGTTGGGTATTGACCTAACTCATCTACACCGATCCAAGTAAAACTCTGTCCTTGATACCTTGTAACGTCATTATCCTTGTCAACATAACTGAATAACGCTGTAGCACCGCTAGGAAACGACCAAGTATTCTTGGATTCTCGAAATACTGCACCTGGAAATGCCTTTGGATACAGCTTTCTTGACTGATCTACTAATTCTGTCAGTTCTGCCAGCGTCCTTCTCAGTAGTAACGCCCTGTGATTACCGTTAGAGGCGTAGCGTAGAAGGTCTACCAGCATTGCAAATGACTTACCGCCACCTGCTGCACCACCATATAATACTTCTTTTTCTGGTGCTGCCAAGAAGTCAACCTGTGGACCCTTATTGGGTCTGAATACGACTTCTGTGTTCTCTTCTATTGATTCTCTTATATCTTTAGGCAGTGAATCAATAAATTCTTTTGTTGTTGCTCCACCAGAACCAGCTAATTTCTGCCCATTCTTCTGTCTGGCGTGTGTTTCTTGTATGGTATTGAGCTTTTTCTCTATAGAACGCTGCTTGTCTTTAGCTGCTTTTAGCTCTTTTCTTACTTCTCTCTTTCTCTTTTCTGTCCTTGAAAGATTATAACGCCCCTTTTCTCCAGGCTTCAGCTTTGGTCTTGCCATACTATCCTAAATTACCTTTAGGCTTTCTTATAGCGTTAGCGTAGTTTTTCTTTCCCTGAAACTTAATCTTGTTTTTGTTACGTTCTATTTTCTTCTCCAACTCACGATTAAAAAGACGCTCTATTATCTTTTTTTCATTCTGTCTTTGATGAAATTCTAAACTTCTATTAAAATCAACCATATCTATGAATCCACAAACTTTGCCTTACGAACACCACCGCCATATGCGTATTTCTTGACGTAACCACCGCCAGCTTTGCTAATTTGTAGCTGCTGCCTACGTGCTTCATCTAGAATTTTTTGTAATGAATCTGCACTCATTTCATTTACACTTCTAGGTACAGGAATATTTAATTGGTTCATCCTAGAGACTATATCTGCTTTTCTTGCTGTCTCGTGATTATATATTCCTTTTCCTTGTGACATTCTTTCCAGTATTTCTGCTTCAGTATCTGGATCTATAACTTCACTAGCTTTGTCTGCCATTACTCTGTCTCCTGATCTATAACGATCTCTTTTGGTTTATCTTTGGAGGGTAACATTACAATGCCATGCATTATCTGTCCCTCTACTTCTACTTGCTGTTTCTTTCCAAGACCAACCCTGTCAAGAACAGACTCTGCTGTTTTGATACGCATATCCATCTGGTTCAATGGCGTTGTACCGTCAGCATCTAAACCTTCTAATATTCTGTTAGCAGCCTTAACAGAGTTTGTTGCAAGCATACTTCTAGTGCGATCTATAATCTCGTCACGTAAAGAACGTGTTAACCAAGATCTAGATTGTTCTTTGTATCCTGCAGCAACAACGGCTTTCTTGACATGTCCCCCATTCGAGATGAGTTCTTCAAGAAAGCGTTCTTGTTTTTCTGTTAATTTTCGTTTCTGTGTGGCTGGCAAGCTCATTCTTTAGTTTCTTTATTTTTTCATTTACTACTATTTGGTATTTTAATCTTGGAAAATGTATATGTTCTGTCAGTTTGTTTAACACTTGCTCCATTTTCTCCCACAAACAGAAGCGTACCCTCCCTGTTCGCTGTATATTGTACTCACTTTGTTAAAGTTAAGTTTGCGTAGGCAATGCGCTCGTTCCCTCTAGCGTGTAACGGAGTTACGTCTTACGAACTGCGTACTCTAACGTTTAATGATAAAAAGGAAGTCCCTGCGTCTGTTGCCTACGCAAAACACTCTAAAACCATGAAGTGTGGATTATAAGTTCGTCCTTCAATATAATAATATTGTACTTGGTTGAATCTGAACTATAATTTTATCCACTGTTAATATTACATTATAGTGCTGTAGAACGTTTTGTCAAGTAAAAAATTAAAATAATGCTTGACAGATTGCTCAGAAGTATTATAATGGTGTATAACACCTACGGGCGGTATAGTATGTATATGTACTATATTGTTTATTGTCAAGAAATAGCCCATTATAACCTAAAAAACCCAAAAAAAATAAAAAATATGGCAGCAGTGTATATAGAGTTATACCTACCCCCTAGTGGCCCATGCGTGGGGTTGCTCTTTTGTTCCGCACATCTTCTCGCAGAGGAATTGTATTGGTCTAAATAGTTGTGTAAGGGTTAAATATACGCCCTTGTGATAAAGTTCTCTCGTCACACGTACACACACGTGTTGAATACTATCTGACAATTTTATTTGCTGTGTTGAGCGCAGGGTGGCGTGTCCATTTAGACAAAGAAATAACCCAGACTATCCAGTGGACAGAATGGGTTATTGTGTTATCAGCCTAGTTTATGCGAATTGAGTTAGGACTGTGAAAGATTCGTTAGTTATAACTGCGATAGTGTAGATTGTTATAATAGCTATTATTGCTTTAAGCATGATATTAACCTCATTGTTTACATACTAAACGTAAATAAATGAGATATTATTGGATAAAAAAGAACCCCGAACTATAAAGAACGGGGCTAAGTTTTAGGGAGGTATGCAGAATATTAGAGCGAATAAGCTATAAAAAACCCGCTTGCCATTACACTCATTGCGATCAATACGAACTCTTCAGGCTTTATCATGTTGTACCTTCACTTTCATACGAGATCCTTGCTGAATTGAACGTGGCGGTTGGTCTGTGAACTCACAAGACTTATTCTTAACAGTGCTAATATCATAGTGGCAACGAATAACTGTTATAGTCACCTTGTCGTCAACTATAGCGTCTGGATCGTCAGGGATGCCCAACTTGTCAAGAAAGTCTGCCCAATCATTGCACATAATATGAGAGTTCTCGAAGTCATCCTTGGACAGTGTGATTAGACGGCCAGAGATTGGTGTTGATTGTTTCGCCATGATTATATCTCCTCTACAAATACTTTATCTTGGCAAGACTGGCACAAGCCCGAAATACCATATTCACGATGCGATAACTCATCCTTGAAAAAGACTGCATCCTTTTTACATGAGACACAGCGATCAATTGGTAAGTTATGCTTATCAGCAATCACTTGCATTAGTTCTAATAAATCAGTCGCCATTGTTTTATACCTCTATTTTGTTGTTGATGGTGTAAGGTTATAATTCCTTTTGGTTTGAATTGCAAGACAAAACCTGTCCCAGTCGAAGCTTGCGTTATCTTCTTGGAAATATGAACATAAATCAGAGACAAGCGAGCTGTCCCAGTTTACGTTATTTTTCGCCAGTATATGAGCGAACCTGATATAATTAGCACGTGACATTGACATGATTAAACCTCCTTTTTCTTTAAACGGCTGATTGGTTTACCATCAACAGTGTCAACTAATTGACCGTTGTGGTTGTAAAACGTGATTGTGTCCAATGTGCCATTATCATTAGTGATGTCAATTTTCAGAATGTAGATCAGATCGTCACCAACAGAACTAGACGGATACTCATTGGACTCAAACTCGATACTTTCAACGTGGTGGAAATGATGCGAACTTCCCATAATGTTATACCTCATAATTGTTAAAGTTTAGGGCGGTATCTCTACCGCCCTTTATTGTTAACCGAAAAATACCATTAAAGCAACAATTATTGCAATAATAACGCCAAGCTTATATAAGCCGATTATTGCTTCATACATTATGCGCTTAAAAGCTCTTTAGATTTTGCCAACGCAATAGCTTTAGTATCTCGACCAACGTCACCATAGAATGCTTTGTTTAGTCGATTGTCAGCACCATGATCTCGCACTGGTTTATGATCGGCCATGTAGGTGACAGTATTGAAAGCACCCCAGAGCGTACCTTTAGCACTTGACATGTCCCAACCATGATTGATTGACAAGTTAGGCTCTGACAACAATTCCTTGTCAGCGTCTATCTCTTCTATTGTCTTACCTGACACTAGAGCCTCGACTTGCTCTTTAAGCTTGGCAATCTCAGCGTCTTTTGTTTCCTTGCGCTTGCTATTCTCAGGATTGAACTCTTGACCTCTAAAATATGCCATTGCTTTTCTTACTGCTTCTGATCTGACAATAACATTGTTATCAGTTACTCGTTCTTTACCGCCGAACACTGATTGAAAAAACTCTATTTCTTCTTCACCAGTAAGAACCTTTTTTGCCATTGCTTTAGCTAGCTCTTCAAACTCGCCGAAGTTTTTGCTGGATATTCCCAACGCCACTTTTAAGGCTTCACGATCAAATACGGCTCGATGGTTATGGGTAACAATGTCGTCAGCACTCTCCATAGCCAGACGCATAGTATTGGCGCA